CTTAGTGAAAAGATACATCGTTCATATAGAGCAGCAGCAATCACAGTGTTTGTCTGCGTTCTGTTACGGATTACAATGCTAGTGTGCCAGTAGGTACACTAGTAGTAATTTTATATCTGTATATTATTTCAGTGTAGTAATCGATTGCAAGGGTTACTAACATTAAATTTTTCAGGAGAGACAATGCAATTTATAGGAAGAGAAGAAGATGCGTACGGAAACGTATTCGGCATCGCACATGACGGAAGAAAATACTTAACGGAAGTGATGAAAAATGGTGTACGTATGTCGTTACCACAACCTAAACTAATTCAACCTAACATTCAACAACAGAGTTATAGTTATGGTACACAAAAGACACCACAGTATAACTATGGAACACAAAATCATGCGATGAACGGTGCGAGTTCACTTGACTCAGTTCAATATGACGAGTTGGGGAAACCAATCACTGGTGGTAGTACGCAGAGATATGAAAAAGAAGTCGTAGAAAAAGTAGTTGAGGTAGACAACAAAGTATACACTGTTGTACCACTCTACAACAACGTTCCAGAGTTTTCAACAACAACCGTAGAAAAAGAGGATATCTTAAAGTTAAAGATAAGAGGAAATACGCGATGTATCTGTTATGGCGAAGATGAAGTCACTCTAGAGGTAGAGATGAACAGTATCGTTATGACATGGTTATCAAAACTCTCAAGAGGGGAGAAGCACAGTATCGTCCCAAAACGTATTGATGCGACAGTGGACGTACTCATCGCAGAGAGAATCAGTTCTATTATGCCGTCACTATCTTTCGGTAGTCTGCTAGAGGATAGCAATGAGTTACTGGAAGCATTTGAGTCACCGGACTTCGAGGCAGATAAACTCACATTCTGTGGATATCTATCAGACATCATTGCGATGAATAATAAATCATCGTATAAGAAAGGAGAAGTATTCAAAGTGAAATCTATCACGATGCTACTTCACACCGATATTCAAGAAGTGAAAGATGAAGTGATGTCAATTGACACACTATCTACACTCGATATTCCAACAGATAGTGCACTCTTTACTGTGTTAGATGCTCTGTCTGTGGTAGAGTCATATATTAGAGTCAATAATAGACTCTTTACTATCACACACGGTAAGAAGATACGAATCAAGTATATCGATTAACAATCACATAGCTCCTCTTTAATACACTCCTCCAGACTATCTACGTATGTCTGGAGACTATCTTTTTCTTTTTTGCACACCAACAGTTGATTATAATAGTTTCCGTTATCATTTCTCAATAATGCTCTTTCTGATTCATATGCAGTGTGGTCATCTTCTGATACAGAGATAGTGGCTGTATTTACGAGTCGTATCTTTGCAGTGATGCCTAATCGTGCTTCTATATACGTTAAGATATCCTCCAACGTAGAATCAATGTTCTCTGCTTCTGGAATTCCCCCTAAATCCATCACAATCCCACGACCAATATAATTCACATTGTTAAATTCATCAACATCTCTAGAGACATAGGTTTCTGGTACACTGACATACTCTCCACTCTGTTTACGTAGTGTGGCTATCTCTACACCACTATTTAAGTCAGAAGTGAAATCCTCTTGTGTTAATCCAAATGGTTTATAGACGAGTGTATAGACATCTATACCAGAGTCTAGCATCTCTTTCATCTCTCTGTTTGGGAGTCTTTCCAGTTTCTTTTTTGTATTTAGTGTAGAGTAGTTTCCACTAAATGTATAGTTATGCATAGCCATTCATTATCCTTTTATGTGTAAAAATCACTTAATTCAGTTGGTTGTATATTCAATAGTATAAAAATAAAGGGTAAAGATGATATTACATATTGTAGAAGTCAACGATAAGTTCATTCTGTTTGGGTTTGACATTAAACAGAATAAGAAGTTAGGGAGAACAGGACCTAAGTCATTAGTAGCAAGTATCAATGGCTATGTACCAGCAACAAAGAAACTCAAACCAACAGAGTATGTGATACCGGAACACTACTTTTATGGGTGGTGTGAGAATACTCCAAAGAGCATATCTGAAATGCTCAAAAAGAAAGAGATAACAAAGTTACTTATAGATAAAGGTGCTAGAAAACTCTTACGTTATATGTTATCTGGAAGTGTTTTTAATGGGTATCAAGACAGTGACTTTTCGTTTAATATAAGAGATTTAAAGTCAAGTTCGTTCACAGTGAACCATAGTGACTTTGAGGTTCTAAAAGGGTATGCTGAAGAGTTATCATTGTTATCCGAGACATTAGAGAAAGAGAAGCTCTATAATAAGAAAGGAGATAGTTATTGGGAGCCAAAGGTACCGTCACCTTTTTGGTTAATAGGAAACACCCTTATCTATTTAAAATCTGATAAACGTAAAGCGTATGTATCTGTATCTACATCACTTGCCGTGAAGAAAGAAGATGTAGCGGTAAAGAACAACAACATTCATAAAGTATTATCAGATACGAACTACACAATTAGTCTCACATCTGACTCAGAGATTATTGATTGGGTTACTGAACACCAAGAGAATGACCTAGCAATACCACTCTTAATTAAGCCAAAGAACCTCTTCTCGAAAGATACACTGCGTTCAATTGCAACAGCAGAGCGACTAAAGAGCGATACATACTACAACTGTGTGGAGAACCTAGCGTTGAATGGTTCCTCTGTGAGTGTATTGTTCTCTCCACCAGGACTGCTCTTTAAGATGCAAACAGAAGTGTTCCGTGTCATTGATACAGTGTGGGCAAATGACGGACTCATAAGGATAGATATCACTGACGCGATTATTGATAAAAGTACAGGAAAAGTATTTAAGTCGTTTAACAATACCGAACTCGTGAAGATACCTTATAAGAAGATAAAAATCGTCGTTAGGTTGGGTGTAGATACACTAACAAAGCCAGCTTTTAATAAGATGAAAAAACCAAAGATACATCTATGTATCTATGACAATGAAGAGGCGTTTAAGTATGTCACAGAGATACATGATGAAGAGACAGGAAAGAAACTCATCTCTTACGCACCATTCAATAACAAAGGACTCCTATGAGTAGGCATATGCCTACTCATAGTGTTTGATAACTTTATCGATATTAAATAAGATAAATGATGTCTCGTATGTTGCTAGGATAAACTTACCCATCATTGTTGAGAAGTCTGCTAAGACACTAATAGATTCTGAGAGCGACTTCAATGTCTCCTTAGAGAACGTCACCTCTTCGCCATCTAAGAGTTCAAAGAGAACTTTTAACTTATGGTCGAGTTTAGCGTTTCTATTTACAAACTCTGCATACTCTCGTTCATTAATCTTTCCAATGACATTATAAACGTTCTTTGTTGTGTCCATAAATCCATCTCGACTAATAATCAATGACTTGATACTCCCTTTCTGCATACTCTTTGTTTCAAAGTTTAATAATGTATTAAACTGTTTTGTTAGTACAGCAATCTCCTCTTTCTCATCTTTAAAGGTAAATGTGATGTGTTTTCTGTTACGGTAGTCTTTATCTCCAATAAAGGCTGTAATCTCTTTATCGACTCTAGTATAGTAATCTACATACATCTTATAACTTGCTCTTGTGTGCTGATTTAAGAACGTTGATAGCATAAATAAGTTTGCATCAAATCCAATCGTTACAGGAACAGACTCATCCATAATTTTATCCCACTTTGCATTAAGGATACTCTTCTCCCTCGCTATCACCCCCTTTAACTTCTTATCAACACCACTTGACATCATATCTTCAAGATGCTGTTTAATATTCAAGATATCTGCAAAAGATGTCTTTACTTTCACGAAGAATGTATCTCCTCTTTTAAAATCTAAATGGTCTAAGAATCCTTCTGTATCCATATCATTCACTGGTATTTTAAACATCGTATGCCTTTTGTATATATTTCATAAAACAATTTTTCTGACTAATGAAAGGAGACACCATGAGATTTAGACACCCAGTAAGTGGGACACAAAAGAGTGTCACACAGTCTGTTGCAGTCTCTTTAGTAGAGGAATTAAAAAGACTCTTTGGAAAGGTAGAGACACTCTCTACATATACTGTTGGAGATATTACAAACAAGAACTTTAACATCGAAGAAGACAGTGATGAAGATATACATCCAAACATTATTAACGTATCTTATACGGAGTCTAGAAGTGACTTCGGTATTATTGTAAAAGATGGGAATAGAGTACCATACATTGTAAGGGATAAAGAGATAGCGATTAAGCCAGTCTACACAAGAACAAAGTTGACAGTGACGTTTACGTTCAAGTCAAAGAGCCAAACCGAAGTGAATGACTTTGTTAAGCGATTAGAACAGTTTATACTAGATAGAAGGACTTCGCATAAACAAACTATCACATACCACTACTATATCAATAGGAGTATTCTGAAGATGCTCTATATTATCTTTAAGTATAAAGAGGAACAGATAGCATTCGGCTTTAAAGAGTACATAGAATCTATTATGGAAGACAACTTAAACCTCGTATTTACACAAGATGGTATCCCAAAAGAGTTAGCTATGTTAGAGAAGCAGTTGAATGTGACAGGATACTTTAGAAACATACCAAAGTTCTCAGACATCGATAAAGATAAAGATAGGGGGGAGTACATTGCAACATTCAACTATGAGATAGAATTCGATAAGGCAGAATATGTAGATGTAGACTATCGTTATGTGGTGCATAATAAACTCCTACCAAGAGAAGTACTCGTTTTGAAAGAGCGTCAGTCGATTGTTGATAAGCGATACATTGGTGAGATTGCGATGCAGAATGGACTCTTGTCGACAGACTGGCTCTATATTGCAATGGAGTCTGTTGCGAATCGAGGGTATGTTCAGATACCACGTTTAGATATTGAGTCACAAATTGAGCGTATTCCATCTATGCTAAACTTATTCTCTGTACTCTGTTTAATGGATAAAGAAGATGATACAAGGCTCTTCTCATTGTTAGACTTAGGTTCTGTATCTATCTCTGAGAATGTATTATCATATATGCGTGATGTACGTGAATATATGACAACCATAGACAGCACATTCTTCTACTTGGCACTTTATGAAGATGGTGAGTTATCCGACAATGAGATATATGTCGATGAAGAGATGACAGTGAGAACACGTGGACCATTAAACATTGAGAACTTATATAGGGTGATGGTTAGGGTGCAACCAAACATAAGCACACATGCGTCAGAAGCAAGGGAGATACTTTTAACGTATAGTGCAGGTGACAAAGCATTCTTTAAAGAGACACTCAATACAGAAGAAAAAGATTGGTTTGAGAATAGAGGAAACTTACTCTCATCTGGTGTCATACAGAACATCAACTTAGACTTGAGTTATTTTGAGAATGACAAATATGCAATGTTAACAGTACTCACATCTTATATCAGTGTGATACTAAAGGAGAATAGATGATAGAAGAGTTTCCAACACTCACAGTGACACCAACAGATGACACGATTGTATCTCAGGTACGATTAGAAGAAGATGAATTAGACGCACAGTCCATCACGATGATTGGTGGGACAGATTGGGACGTAGAGTACTTTAAGAACAGCACCACATCGAACGATACACTCAGTCTACCAGACCCAGACTTACCAGAGACAGAACAACAATATATTAGGTATCACATACCATTAAGAGTTACGTCCCCACTTAGTGGTTCTACGTCGTCTGACATTACTGGAACAGCAAGTACAGCATTCTTTAAACCAAACGTCAATGATGTGTTCGTCGCAAAGATACTTGGTGGCGAAGAAGCTATCTTTAAAGTAGACCGTGTCACACGAAAGAGTATGTACTTAAGAGATGTCTATGAGATAGAATACTCTATCTTTATGTTAACGAGTTCAGACATTACGATGCATCCAATGCTCATTGAGCGTTCTGTTGATGAGTATACATTTAATAGAAACAGAGAGTACTTGACATCGAAACCATTATTGAAGAACAATGAGTTAAAGACATATGAGGACTTAGACACACTCTATCAGATGATTGATAAAGACTATAATACACTCTTCTACTCAAAGAGAGATATGTTTCTTTTAACTTATGAAGATGAGGTATACTTTGATCCATTGTTAAATACACTATACTACTATATTGTTGGTGGTAAGTGTAACCAGTTTAATAATCACATTGAGTACTTTGACAATACAATCATTCACGCACTCATCAAACGCAGTGACTTAATGATGCTCAATATGACAAACCCAATGTATAAGGGATACAACTTCGAGTACTATGATGGAGAACTCTATATGAGAAAGTTAGGGAATAACTTAACTTATGATATAGATTATGCGATGAGTACAGATGGAGATATTAACCTCATTAATGAGACAGAGACATTACCAATAGATGACACGTTCTATCTCATGAACGATATTGGTAGGGATGGTGCAACGAAGATAGAGTTCTTAGTGAATTCCTATATGAACAGTGGAGAAGTGCAAAAGGAGACACTCTTAGAGTTAGCAAAAGAGTATTTCCAATATCAAACATTTGAGAAATACAAGTATGGCATCATTATATTGATGTTAATCAAATATGTAAAGAGTGAGGAGTAGGAATGTCTCCAAGAGACCGAATTTTAAAACTGGTAGGGAAAGTCTATATTGTGAAAGCACCGATGGTTCTTCGTAGGAATATATCAGAACTAACATACGGTGAGATGGTCAACGGGAAGTATCATGAGCCAGACTTATCGAAATATGATATCTTCGGAATGACATTAGAAGATTTAGCAGATTACAACTCACAAGGATATAGAATTTACCTATACGACAAAAGAGACTTAAGTAAACTCTATGATGCGTGTGCAGAATTAGTGGGGCTATTAGAGGATAGCCATAGACGTATCAATAACAGAATGACAGAGGATATGTATTCTGTCTCTGAGAATCTCACCATGTTCGCAAACACTGTGATGAAGCTAAACAGAAGCAAACTATCTGTCAGTGTCAGTATTAAAGAGATGACACATTCACTAGGATTTATATCAGAAGATGAAATGAAGAAGCGTATGGAGTACAAAAAGATTGTCTCTCCTAAGCAAAAGAGAATAAATGAAATTAGAAAGAGGATGGGATGATAAAAGAGTATATAAAATGTGACAAGTTTTCAAAAGACTTAGAGAATAATGGTGTGACACTAGATAATGTAAAATGTATCAAAGATGGTTTAAAAATAGAAATTACAGACGATGAGTTTGTGATGGTTAAACGTTCAGAAACATTTAGAGAAGAGTATCTAGCTGTATTGAAAAAACGTATGCGTGAAATGAGGGATAAACTTGGTGATTGTTATGAAGTAGATAACTTAGGGTCACTGCTACAGTGTGATGTGAGTAATGTGACAAACGCTTTGTCTACATTAACAGCGTTAGATGGTGACAGTGTCAGTGCACTCTCTGCACGTTTAGGGGCTATTGTTGGAGATGACAAAATCTACCTAGGATTCCCTACATTTGAATATGCTAATCATGTTGTGCGTTCTATCGAAGCAACACTAGAACCAACAGTTAATGTAGATACAGAATATGATGAGGTTCCAGATAATGGTTTTACGAACGAAGATGCAATATTCTTATTAGGAAGAGTACTAGAACTCTTATCAAATCTATCTCAAGATACAATCACACTCTTAGAAGAGGTAAATAAGAAGATAATAGATGGTGTTTATGAGTATCAGCAACTCAATACACTGAACGAAATATTAAACCCAATGCGTATTAATGTCGCAAACAATGAAACAAGAAGAATTTTAGATATTATAGAGGTGTTAGATGGCGAACAATCTACTGACAGAAGAACAGTTTAATATCAGTGGTGCTAGTCCTGATTTGGTGAGAGAGTCGTCCTATGAGGCGATTCTCCACACCTCTTCACACGACTTTAAAATAGAACTCCTAGTATCCGTATATGTAAAGAATGATTTCATTAATGACCAAGTCTCTTATATAGAGATAGATGGACAACTAGCACAAGGTGATTTTATCAAGTTCGTCTATCCTGAAAGAGAGACACTCACTTTGACACTCATACATAGAACAGTTGGAGAACTATCAACAACCGAATATGTATTTCTACTAAAAGATGTGGATAGTGATATTAGTTCAAATATATTAGATACAACCAGCTTGGAAGAACTCAACAGGAGTTTCACAGCATTCAGAGGACAGTGTGTGCCAAAGACATTCAAAAGTTTACGTACAAAGAAAGCAGATGGTGTTTATAAGAAAGCCACAGTCACAGATGTGATTACGACGTTACTCTCAGACTCAGTCTCTCTAAAGACACCATTTGGAACATTCAGTCACTTGCAGATGAGTCCAGCAGATAACACACGTGTCTATGACCACGTTATCTTAAAGAGTACAGATAACATCTTCCTGTTAGATGTTCCTAGTTACTTACAAGAGCATAAAACATACGGAGTATACAATGGTGGAATATCAACTTTCTTTAATGCAATAGGCGAAGAGTCTCTTTATGTCTTCCCAACGCATAAGGCTGACACAGAAGTATCAAAAGGGACATTAGAGATATTTGGATTATCTTCAACAGTCATATCAACCATAGAGAGTAGTTATGCTATGGATAACGACACTGTAAAGATATTGGTGAAGAAGAGCGATAAAGTAAACAATGACGATACATTAAATAGAGATTCTGGTGTATCTACCACATCAACAGAAGCAAATGCTATTATCTCTAGACCCTACCAAACAGAGAAAGGAAAACTAAAGCTCAATGATGAGTGGTTAATCAATAGACAAGCACACAAGAAGTTGCCAGATGGAGAAGCACCTATCGAAGACCACGGTGTCACAGGAAACCACTATGCAGTACGCTCTTCCGTATTAAAACAAGATGGAATACTCATTAAGTTAGAGTGGAAGTACTCAAATGCACGACTCTTAAAGCCTATGATGACAGTCTTCTATACACAAGAAGTGGGAAACACACTCGTCCGATACAAAGGAACACTACAACGTATAGATACAGTAACAGGAAACAATGAGAAAGTAGAAAATAGTTTACTGTTTATTTTTATTAAACCAATCAGTGGATTTGATGGTGGTAACACCACATTCAAACAGATAAACAATATAGCAACATCATTATCAAAGGAGATATAGTGGGAAACAAACATACAAAACCATTCAGTGTAGAGATAAAAGAGAGTGATATCGAAACCATCGATGCGTTAATAGAACACATCACAAAGACAGAGTCAGTATCTCAGCTCTCTAAAGATGTCTTAAGAAGAGAACTAATGGTACGGAAAGTTGTAGAGGACTTTATGAATAGACATAAAGAGATTGAGAAGTGTGTCATTATCACAACACATAAAACAAAAACATTCTGTATGGAGATACATCTTGGATTTATCTCTGAAATAAATGGTGTATCATATAGCTATGAGTAGGGTATCCCTACTCATAGTATGTATCATTTTCTTCGTCTGTTTCTTGTGGTTCTTCTTCTTGTGGTTCGGAATTCTCAGAGAGAAGAATATCTCTAATTACTTCTGACCAAGTATCATAACGCTTGTTAATCATCGCTTTAGACATATTCATCATATTAAAGTTGAACTCTGTTGCACCTGCGTCTCCATATGTTGAGATTTTCTTTGTTGTCTCTGTAATCATATCGTCAAACTTAGGTTCGACTGATGTTGGTAGTCTGTTTGAGTAGAGTGGTGGAATGATAGCTATCACTTCCATCTTTTCATTTACCAATTCTACCTCTTTAAACATACCAGATTGATTCATATTTAGTTCGCTATCATATCCTGCAAATTCAATCCACTTATTTACAGCTTTGTCTCTGGTATCCTTGTTTAAGAACCTTTTAATAAACTCTATAAACATAGGAACGTTTATTTGGTTTCTTTTATAGAGTGGTGTCTCTTCAATGTCTTTTACTAATTGTTGCAACTCTCTCATATCTTATCCTTTAAAAATAGTAGTATTGAAGTCTTCATCAATTTCAAACCGATGGTCCCCATCAAAGATTTCTAGTACATCTTCGTTGTTTACATCTGTATTGATACTAAACAAGACATCATCTAACGTGACTTCTACTCTAATTTTCAAGTAGTGTAGCGATGTCTCAGGAACAGCATCGTATGTCACTTCTACTGTGATATCGTTGAGTACCTTATCACTTGATTCAAAGTATCTTCTATATAGTGTGTAGAGTGACTCTTTAACAGACTCAAGCAGTGCGTCTTCTTTCTCCTTTAGCATAATGTATTTTAAGCTACTAATGTTTCCGTAGTACATGGTTGATTGTGAAAAGTTTGCAATAATAAAGTAATCAAAGAGCTTCTTTAAAGTTTGTGTTGGTGTTAAATCGTAGTGTGTGCTGAGTGTTGGTATTCTCATATGCTGTTTCCTTTTAGTAAATTCAAAAAAGTAATAGATGCCACATTGATTGATTAAAGAAAGGTTTAGCATGAATAAAGAAGTGAGAATGTTATGTTTGTCGGACATACATATAGGTGAGTCTAAGACAACTGCTGAGCATACGTTTAAAAGTGTATGTGGTATGTTGACACCAGAGGTATCTGATGTCACACACTTGGTAGTCAGTGGTGACTTTACACATAGACAACTAACAGCGTCTAGTGAAGAGTACCAATATGCTGTTAAGACGTTTCAGTACTTATTAAGGTTTTGTCAAGACAATAACATTAAGTTGAGGTTTCTAGAGGGGACACCAAGTCACGACTTTAAGCAAGTAGAGACACTCTCCTTAATGTGTGATGCCTATGATGTTGATTTCAAGTACTTCTCCTCAATAGAGATAGAGTATGATGCAGAGTATGATATGACGATACTCTATGTGCCTGACGAGATGGGTGACACTGCGATTGATGTCGTTAGTGAAATACATAGAAAGATGGAACTTAAATGTTTAGATACAGTGACTTGTGCTGTGATGCATGGTAGCTTCTTATATCATATGCCAGGAAAGACGTCGTATCAAATAGAAGACTTTCAGTTTGTAGAGTGGTTTATTGTCATTGGTCATAACCATACAAAGTCTATTGTAGGGAATATCTGTACACCTGGGAGCTTAGAGAGAAACTTCTTTGGAGAAGAGGGAAATAAGGGTGGGTATATCATTACTATCTCTCCATTACTAGATAAAGCACTCTTTTACTTTATAGAGAATACAAACAGTCATAGATTAGATACGTTAGACTTTACAGAATCCGATACAGAGGCTGCTGTGAAGAGACTTACTCAGTTCCTAAAGGACTACCCATCAAAGTACTTGCGTATCGACGTGACTGGAAACGAACAGATAGAGACATCTATACTACAACAAATAACAAAGGAGTATGAAGTAAAATTAGAAATAAAGAAAAAGAAACAAGAAGAGAAGCACACGCTCACACTAGACGTGACATTTGAGGACTTACAGATTAACACAGAGAACATAACGGAACTCATATTGAAAGAGATAGGTAGAGATACACAAGAGTATCGAGATGCCATAGAACACATCAAGTAGTTTTATTCATATATTATTACTGTGTATTGAATACATTAAAAGTTAAGGAGAGCAGTGAGAGATGTTTTAGAAGCGAGGACCTGTTCAGGGTTTGGTATCAGTATTGGTACAGGTAATGCACTGCGTGCATTGTTTATACCAACTGCTGAAGTATACAAAGAGGATTCTGAAATAACACCTATTGAAAAAGTAGATGTGAAACAGTTTAGCGTCTTTGCAGTCAGCTGGTATACGATTATCAGAAACATACTGAGTGCAGTAGACAAAAATATGAAAGAGAAGATACTGAAAGGAAGAGGTGCTTCTGATGTGATAGCTGTGGCTATGAATGAGATAGAAGTTATTCATGCACTCTCGGTATCTGAGGGACTTACATTCAAGTTACTCTTTCCATCATATAGGTATGTCTTTGGTGCATATCCTATTGTAGAAGATGGAAAGAATGATGCTATCAGAGTGTTTCGTTATGCACAACAACTCAAACCAATGATGGATTTTGATAACAACCATAATTTCGCACTCAGTAGCAATGGGTTACTTTTATCACATATTAACTTTGACTTACTCAACAGTAAGTCAAAAGGAATGAAGGTACTAGAGTCACATACAGGAAAGATACTAGAGAAGAAAGCGTTTACAAAGAAGTACAGACAGAAAGATACTTATACGTTCTTACCGTTCTGTCCTGAGTTACTCTATCTTCTAGGCGATAAGAGTGGCTTAATTAAACTACTCTTAAAACCATCTTTAAGACATAAAGTGGTTAGTGTACTATCACAGGCAAAGATTTCTCCAAATGATAATTGTTCACGTATTAAGACGATACTGATGCGTGACAATGACATAGGAGATTATATTAGAGGATTTAGTAATCCTTATTAAGAAAGGAGTGTGTTATGGCAGTATATCATAACTTTGGTGCTGTATCAGTAGAGACAGTTGTAGATAATGTAAAGTATAGGTTAGGTTTATCGTTTATGAATGGGTATCCTAGATTTGTAGTGTTTGAAGATGATGGTAAGGAGAGTAAACTATTTGCCTCTATTACATTCAATACACATACACTATTGACAGTATTGAGAAGCATACAGTCCTCTATTGATAATGGTCATAGTGTCCCATTAGAGGTAAACTCTCTTAACTATAAGTATGTAGGTGATAAACGTACTGATGAATTAGAGAGTCGTGGTATTATGGTATTCGAGGTATCTGGAGACTACAAGATACACGTTTCTCATAAAGGTAAGGAGGTTGTATTCGAACCACTCAAAGGGTATAACACATACATTAAGACGAACAAAGATGGTGAAGAGATGAAGAAGACTGCTATCAAAGTGATGTATGAGTTACTCTCTATCGCAGTGGAGATACATAGTGTGAATGAAATGAAAGGAAAATAAAGAGATGAACCAAGAGATAGAGACAATCACAAGTAAGGAAATAGTAAAAATAACAGGCATGAAGAGAGAAACATTATACTCAACGAGTGCAAAGGGACATAAGTATCACGACACTAAAGTGGGATATGGGATCTATGATAAGAAGAAGTTCTTTAAGAAGTACTTTTCAAACGTATACTCCGAGACGCCAAAGAGTATATTGGGGGAGATGCTTGTAGAGTACCTCGTATCAATCGGTGTAAAGAAAGTGACAATGGCAGATGCACTCAATGTACATCCCACAACATTCAATGCAAAGAATGGGAACTTCAGATTGCATAGGAGAATTGTGGATAGATACTTAGAAGAACATAAAGAAGCGTTTAGGAAATCAGAGTTTAACTACAATGAGGACCTTGAGAACTATGAAGAAAATGAGGAAAAATTAGTATGTTAGGATTTTACTACCACGGATTTAAAGGCGATACCATTATCATTGCAAACAAGAGAATGGTGCCAGCAGGATGTGCTGGTTTCGTAGAAGACCATAATGGGATACACCTGAAAGAGAAAGAGAAACTCTTTAACCTATTACCAACATCAAGAACAAATAAGTATGTCCTATCTGACGGATATACAAAGCACTGTGATAATGGATTAGTGGTATCGTACTTCTATCTACTTGCTACTGATATGTCTGTTCCGAAAGAGAAGTTACCAACATTCAGTATCGTTGATGAGAAACACTACGGTACTGTACGCAAGGGTGATATTAAGACAAAGGTTGGTGTGGTAGACACATTATTTAAAGAGTTGTATGGCGAATATCCACATAGTACACTATACATAGAAGACACAAAGAATACGACATCTCCTATTGAGAGGTATGAGAATGTCGTAGTAGGTATCTTCTGGTCTATGATGGCTCTCACTGCTACATATCTAATCATATCATCGCAATGAAGTTAGTCACATACAAGGAAGCAAGTATCGTTACCGGGTTATCAGAGATAAACTTACGTGTTCAATCAGGTAAGCGTGGGTACTTAAGAGATGCTAAAGTAGGTAAGAAATTAGACATCGACAAGGTCATCTCTCTAATAGCGTTAAAGATAGAGAAGCGAGAGGCCGTCTCTGAACTGTCTGCAATGATATACCACTATCTCACAACAGAACTCGGTCAAGACGATATAGATATCGGAAAAAAGTTAGGTATCACCAGATACTTCGTTCAACTAGGTATGATAAGTAAAGAGAATCAACAGAGACTCATTGATATCTACCTAGATGAGTGTAAGAAAGAGATGATTAGAACAGGGTATGACTACCTTGGTTCTATTGAAAGATATGAAAAAATAAAGGAAACAAAATGAATATTGAACACACAAAGATAGCACACTACATTCTAGATATAACAAAAACAACACTAAACACACACACAAGAAATGGTGGTAGATGGGAGTCAGCACTCTTAGAGAACGGTGAGTTTATAGATATCGATAAAGTGAGAGAGATAGAGTACAAGCGTACGATAAAGAAAGAAGTGAGTCGTGAGTTAGGATTGATGATTTATTACTTCTTAAAAGATAGATATGGATTGAAGTTTATCAGAGATGGTTTAAATAAACCGGACGGAAACCTCACTGTACACAACCTACACGACAACTTATTAAAAGACATACACAAATGTTTCTTAAAGGAACATAAAGAAGCATTTAGAGAATCTGAATATAACTACTTAAAGACACTGGAGAAGTTTGAAGATGTGCAAGCACAAGAATACAAATGATTACGGAGAGTTGGCTAGAATAGTCGACTCTACCTACACGTCAGTATTAGTCGTATTGTCTAGGAAACTCTACGATAAAGTGAGGTTGAATAACGGTATGATGAGGACGTGTCTGTTTGAATGTATCTTTACAAAAAAGAAGAAGTCGGCTAATGCTGGTATACCGTTCATAGATTATCTACTGGATGTTGGTGTAACGAAGACAGAGATAGCAAACAGTGTCGGATATACAAAACCAGTACTCTACGCACCAACGATGTCAGAGAGACTCTCTAGTAGACTCTTTAAAGTATATAAAAAACATATACCTGGATTTGTTAAGAGTGAGTTTAACTACAACAAAGTCTATGAAGACTATAAGTATTGCATAGACTTACGCAAGAGAATACAAGGTAAAGACACCATAGCTACATAACCATACAGATGTACATTGTACATCTGTGTATGCCTTTTTTTTTACCTATATATTATTATGGTGTAATTGAATTGCTGTGCCTATCAATAGGCTAACCATATGGTTTCATAAGCCACTTAATAATAAAGGAGAAATTATGATAGAAGCAAAATTCGAGGATGTTGTTGTTTGTGCAACAACAACAACTGACGCTGTGCGTCAAATTACTGTGGAGTTATATCCACAGGATACAGTCGTTGAGGTAGTAGACTTCCAGGGAGCTGAGTATGAGATATCTCTTCTTAAAGGAATAAACAACCTACTAATGATGCTTCATGCGTTAAAGATAGATAACACAAGTGTTAGATTTATTAAGTGTGGAAGAAAATTATCTTCCAGGGATATGAATAAAATATTAGAATTTGTAAAAGAGTTCTAGGACAGTGGTAGCATACGCTACCACTATACTAATACTTTATTTTTTTATGGTATTCGTTTAAACCTATCTGTAAACAGACTACATGCAGTCTTCTTCAGTCTGTTGTACCAACCGTTCTTATAGACACCAAACTTTTTATTTCTCTTAATCAGTCCACTGTAAAAGTATAACATATACTCTAACATATGAAAGTTCAATGCTTTCCATGTATGGTTTTCAATATACTCAGAAAGAGCATGTAATGATTGTTTTCCAAACTGTCCATCTACTGCTGTTCCAATAGATTTCTGTATACTCTTCACTCCTCTACTCTTACCACCATTAATAGCAATACTCAAGAACGTAATTGCAACATGTCTATCTACTAAGTTAATGATACGCATATCCATAAAGTTCTCTTTATAGAATTTTAAGGCTAGTGTTTTAATTCTATTTTTCTCTAAGACAGTAAACTTACTATTGATTGCACGTACATCTTTATAAGAACGACTGTTTAGTCCATACTTGATAAAAAGACTATCGATATACTTGACTACTTCAGCATGCGGGTGTTCATACTTATAGATTCCATATGGTGTGGTGTAAGAGTGTTCTGTTCTTCTATTGTAGTGCATCGTTGTACCCTCTGCATCTGCTAAGAAGTTTAGCAAGTCACTCTCCAATCTGTCATCCTCTGTTACAGATACGTTATGACTTTCATTAATGACATTGGACATAATGTGTGTATCTCCTGACAACACACTCCCAAGACTCACAATCGTCTTTCCACCTAGTACACCATCAACGACGAGTTGCTCTTCTGATACAGTATTTAAAGACTCTTGTAGTTTATCTACCAAAGCATTTCTTACGATGAACAGTAACTCTTTATAATATCTCTCTCCAAACTCTCGTTTTACATAATTTAAGTACTTGTTATTTCCATACATCAATACCACCTACCCTGTTTTCAGATTCTCTCTTCTCTAACTGTTTCTTCTCTGCACTATGTTTCCCATAGTAGAACATGACAACAGAGTTGACAATAAACCCAACTAGGTTAATGACATAAGTAGCATTGCGTTGGTTCTCTTCTGGTATAGTGACAAAGATAACAGCTGTCATCAATACGAAACTGAGTATAATAATGATGAGTGTCATAATAGGTAAGAACCGACTGATGAACTTATCATCAGAATCGATATATACTGTATTGAGTTCTCTAGCACTCTCTCTGTCTTCCTGATTGAGTTCTAACTCTTTCAACTCTATGCGTGCCATAGCTTCTTGGTGTCTGTTTCGCTCCTCTAATGTTTCGAGTATCTTCTCTTCATTATCTTTAATCTTAGAGATGTCCATTTCGCTTAGTCTATCACTTAGCTCTAGCCCTGTTACGTCTTTAATCTTTCCTTTTACAAAGTCTTCTCCTTTCTCAAATACTACGTCTGCAATATCTTGAAATCCATTATTCACAAGTGATGATAACAATGTACTCACAAATCCCATCTTATTCCTTTCTGTTAAGTTCAAAAAAGTATCGGTTTTTTTTATCTATTTATTATTTATACGTATTAACAAAGGAGAAAAGATGTTAAAACATATTAAGATGTCCAATTACATATGGACTACTTTTATTATAGAGATGTTGAATACATTGGTCAATGGACTAATTGTAGGATACTTGACAACGTACCAAGGTAAAGCACTGATACAAATAGGTCTAGATATGAATCTCCATATTGTATATAGCTCAATCTTTGGATTGGTTATATTCAGTAGGGTAGTACGTTCAATGTCTCTACTGACACTATATAAGGTATTATTAGTGATAGGTGTATTCTACCCAGCTGTGATAAGTCTATGGTTTATAGACCATAATTACTTCATTTACACCACACTCATTATTGGTCCGGTGTGGATGACTGCCAATGTACTGTTTCTGAACAGAATAGATAAAGTGATTGCTGACCACATGAAAGAGTATATTGTTGATTTAAAAGACAGTATTAGTGCGTATGGTAAGTTAGTGATGATTTGTTCAGCAATAGTTGCATCGGTCATACCTTATGAGATGACGTTCTGTATTTCTGTTGTTGTATCTACTATTGCTATATATTACGAAGTGAGTAGATTGAAGATACTGAAGCAGTATGTTTAATGTGATATGGTGTCATATGACACCATATCAATATTTGTGTATGCTTTTTTTTCATCCATATATTATTGTAGTGTAATTTAGTTCAAAACATTTATAGATAGTCTGGTACTATAAGTGTAAGCACATAATCCAGTAGCTGGTAATGGAGGGCATAATATTAAATATCGAAAGGCAACAATATGAAGTTATTCTATGGATACGAAGAAGAAGAAGAAAGCAATGGTGGGGGGAGTGTACACCCACTACTAGACTTCACATAATGGTTAGCCAGCATCTGCTGGCTAACCATATTTTTTTCTTTTCTTATAATAGAATCTGTATGCAAACACCTTTACCTATATATTATTATGGTGTAATTAAATTGCTGTGCTTCGTAGAAGCTAACATTATGGGCTTCATAACCCACTTAATAATAAAGGAGAAATTATGAAATGTTTAATATTGGGAGTCGATGTGGTTTTTAACCACATCGATTTAACGAGTCGCGTAGTCGCTTCAGTCTACGCGACTGATGGTGAGAAAGACCACTTCTTCGAAGTGGGTCTTTTAAAATTAACAGAGGAGCTTCTTTGGAATATACCCAATATTGGGTATATTCCAAAAGAGGCAGAGGTAGAGAATGTGAGACGTCACATTCTCTATCTGAATAAAAAGTTTGGGATTACACAGTATAAAACTGTGATAATTCCAGACGAATTATTTGAGATGTGTAATACGGAGTACGAAAAGTACACCACCCACATTTCAAATAATGTCAAGGCTCATACCTTGACACGTGCGTGTACACGCACGTTAAACGCATTCAGACGTGAATGCTTTGGGGTCAGTAAATTAGTGGTCCCACAGTTCGGTCATGAGGATAAGAAGGCGGTATTAAAAGCCGCCGCAAGAGGTTATGATGGCGACGACTATAAAACCGTCTATAAAAAAATAAGGGAGGTAATGAGGAACATGGATGATGACGAGTAGTCATCATCCACAGCAAATACTTTTTTTAATTATATTACATTATATTAAGAAAAATATTGAATATACGTTGTATCTTAACGTCAGATACAGATACCTACATTGTTTTCTTCTTTGTTTCTCGTTCTACAGCTTTATATAATGACTTAAAGTACTTATAGTCTTTCTTTGTTGTCTTCTTTCTGTATCCTTGCTTATAGAGTATGTGTAACCATGTATGGTGCTTTTTACATAAGCACTTTCCATTCTTTACGTCAAACTTTATATCTGGGTGATTGCTCGCATCTTCGATATGGTGTGCGTGCATCACTTTATTATTGACACCACAGATATCGCAACAATGTCCTGCCTCTTCTAATACACTATTTCTCCATTCCTTATATGCCTTTGTCCTACGCCAACTCTGTTTACCGCTTACGTGTCTAATAATAAATCCCTTGTCGTATCATCTATGTAGACGTCAATGTATGCAGGATATCCACTATTTACCGCCATAGATAATACTTCTTTTTTTAATCTACCGAAGCTATCACCATATAATGGTATACCAATAGATACACCGCTATATGTCTTGGCTTCTTCAAATAATTTCGCTAGTGTGACTAAATACGATTTCATCTCTTTACTCTTCTTATATGGTATAGTTGAGATATATTTTATTTTACCATCATGTTGAGAAACAATCGTATTAAAAGATGTTGGTGTAATAGGTCTATGTAAGCAAGACAGCATCGCCTCAGAACGCTTCTTCTTTCCTTTAATAGCATTCACTTTAATAGCATCATCTATCGTACGGTACTCTTTCTTAAACATCTTCTTTAGTTTCTTGTTAATGCAGTTCTTACTGGTATGTATGAGTGAGACTGGGTTTACAATAATGTCGCTCTCTAAGAGGTCCCTTTCATCAATATGATGTACTCTGATAATAGGCATTTTTCTACTCCTTAATATTTCACATAAGTCTATCGATATACGATAAGTGGTTCGGTATTTTTATATCCGTATATTATTTAAATGCTACCATAGCACCAGTACATATGTGAGTAAACAGGCAAACGACCTTTCTCCTTTTTTAACAGTAATTCAATTCACCATATGTACTGGTAGTCCTGTTTCGCTTCTAGTGGTGTGTACCACTAGGAGTCTTTCTTTTTTGTTTCTTTACAAAAAGTGATAACTATTTACTTATATATTATTATTACGTATAGGAACTGCTGTGCCTGATAGGTTAATAAATAAGAACAAGACATTAAGGATAGATAATGAAATACCCAATAAAAACATTCTTTGTAAAGAAGAAAAAAGACCTACAACGTGTCGTTGATTGTAGAGAGATGTTAGATGTTATCGGTGGGAGATACAATATCAACGTCTATATTAAAGATGAATACGGAAAGACATGCTCTGTCGGAGAAGTCTGTGTAAACAGTAATGAGATTGTATTAAACGATGTGGAGCTTACACTAAGAGAGTTCAAGCGTGCGTATAATAGTAAACTATTAGAGTTTGTGATTATCTATGATGTACCGACTGTACACTGATGGTTCTTGCATCGGTAACCCTGGTGCAGGTGGATACGGTGGCGTCATAGAGTCAAATGGAATGACAACAGAATTCAAAGGAGCTGAACGACATACAACAAACAATAGAATGGAACTAATGGCAGTGATACAAGGACTCTCAATTATTCCAAGAGGAAGTACTGTACATATTATATCAGATAGCCAATATGTACTAAACGGAATCAATAAGTGGATATATGGTTGGGAGAAACGTAAGTTTGTCGACGTAAAAAATGGTGACTTATGGGTGCAATTCAGTAACATAAGAAGAGACTTTACTATCACGACAGAGTGGGTGCGTGGGCATAATGGACATAAACAAAATGAACGCTGTGATGTGTTAGCACACAGCGAGGCAATCAGAATATTAAAAGGAAACTAAAATGGAAAAAGAATACAGAGAGATTAAAGCAATAGATACACTATCACTAGGGACAGAAAAAGACCCATTTGATGTGGAAGTATTTAGATATTCAGTAGACTACGACCCAAAAGAGTGGGTCTCTATGTTTGCGTCTGTCTCTAGAAACAAGAAAGCGAGCAACAACCCAGAGTTACGGTATAAACTACTACTGAAAGAGACATTTGCAGGTGGACCTAGTAGACCATTACAATTAGAACCTGTTGTATTAGACAACAAAGATGGTGTATTAACATATGAACAATCTAGGTTTTGTAGAAATACGTTAAGTAGATTTGTCTTAGCAAACAGAAGGTTGGTGCTTGAGAACCCACACCTAAAAGAGATTGAAATTCATAGTAATGTAGGAGAAGTAAAACGTCTGTTAGAGAGCTACTATGTCTTTAGAATTAAGACCACACATGAGAGATGGGACAGAATCACACATGCTCAATCTGAAGAAGTCACGACGATTGCACAGAGCAACAGGTACACCTCTACAAATGTACGATTAGAAAAACCTGTGTGTGAATATGTCCAAAGACACGTAGGTGCGAATGGACTAACAGATAAAACATTTATCATTGATGGATTCTGTGAGTATGATGACGAAACATATATGGACCTCATTAATGTTATATTCACGAAATCGGATACTTATGACATATTATCCTTAGTTAGTGATACTATTGGGATGAATAAAACGAAAGACAACGTTGTGATACGTACTGTTGTTCCAAAGTTTGTTGCTGACCAATTGGCTACGCACAAAACGCTCTTTATAACTATGAATACTGTAACAATAAATTGTGAGTACTTTATACCAGACGATTTCTACGAAAGACTAGAGAAATACACTGGGTATAATAAGTTCCTTGGAGATGTTAAAGAATCGTTAGATGCAAACAAAGAGATTAAAAATGGTTATCATACTATTGATGTCTATATGAATGCGTTTAAAGAGCTAGGATACCCAAAAGAAATCTATCAGAGATACCCACATCATACTGTGTCTACTTCAATAACAATGAGTGGCACCGATGAGTATTGGGAGAAGTTCTTTATCGAACGTGGTGCTATTGGAGATGAGGATGGTAAGAACCACACACAACAATGTACGAAGGATGCTGTCAAAAAGATGTACAAGATGTATCAGTTTGCAAAGAGCGAGATGTAGATGAAATTGTTAGTTGTTGGCTCACGCTCAATTACGGATAAATCACGTATCAATAGATACCTTGATAAGTTCATATCACGTATGTCAATCACAATGATAATTAGTGGTGGTGCTAGAGGTGTGGATACACTTGCTAAAAAGTATGGTGATGATAGAGAGATACCGGTTAAGGAATTTATTCCTGACTGGAGTATTGGGAAGCACGCTGGATTTGTTAGAAATGAAGATATGTTTAAGGAGTGTGATGTTTGTATTGCATTTTGGGATGGTGAGAGTGTTGGTACGAAAGACAACATCAGACTATCTAAGAAGTATAACAAACCATTGTATATGCACAACTTTAAACTCAATCGTATAGAATACTACCATAATGGTATGGTAGTATTTGGAAATCTATAATTAAAAGGAAAAATATGAACATCCAAGACAAAAATTACAAACTTATTGCTGTGCTGCTATGTATATTTATTCTAAGTGTGTTTGTACCTGACGAAACACGAGTAAGTGAGATGCAACATACAATCTTTGAAGTCATTAGTTTGTTTTCAATAGCATTAATGTTTGCCATTATCGTGAATGAAGCGACAAAGAACTAATGAAATAGGTACTAAACATGACTTTTAATATATTAAGAGATAACGATACTGAAATTAAATTAACCTTTGGTAAGTTGACATGCGTTACAGAAGATATATTATATAGTGGCTGTTACGATGAAGAAGTTCCATATGGGCTAGATAAAGCGTTGTGTAAAATCGGTATAGTAAAATATGGTGACTCTATCCGTATAACAAATGAGCAGAAGCTGATTGATGGTACCAATATGTTCATTTCAAAGTATATCGGCATAAGTAACTGTAAAGATAGCAAAAATTACAATCGTGAATACGGCAGTGATTTAACAAAATCGTATGAAACACAAAACTACGATGTTAATGGTGATAGATGGTACATCTACTTAATTAGAACAGATAATATAGAGTTTATGATGGCGTCTACAAATGCTTACTTATCTTATGAAAAGTATTCTAAATCATTTATAACGAAGGAAGATGCTATTTACTTTATCGATAAGTATACTTGTTATGTTGTAAGCACATTATTTTATGTGTATCCCATTACTGTTTGTACAGAATTTTCATTTAGTAAATGCAACAATATAGTCTATGATGATAGAGATAGCAAACAGTTCATATATACAGATAGGCAAGCTGAATATACTAAAGTATTAAATAAACCCTTACTATTATTTATGAATGGGATTAGACTAGAAAATATACTTTCGTAATATAGTTATACAGTATACACAGCGTATATTGTATGCTTTTTTTTACTGGTATATTATTGTAATGTATAGGAATTGCTGTGCTTACGTAGTGAGCTAACAAAAACATAAATAAAAGGAATAAAAAATGAAGTTTTACATTATCAAAGTAAATGGAAATTATGGATTAAGAGTTCGTATTAGACCAATGGAACGCATTATTGCCTCTGGCGAATTTGACAATACACAACACGACTCTTTAGAGAGAGAGTTAGAGAAACTTGGGTTTATAAGTACAACCAATGGACTTATGAGATTAGGGGATACTAACCATAGCAAACAAAGAATACAATATCTACACAAGGTATCATGTAATGGTCTAAACTTAATTGTTGTTTCTGAGTATATATTACAAGAAGAATACAGTGTTGTAGATAGCATGCCACTATATGAGCATAAAGATATTATATCTATATCAGAACATCCTGACCACACAATCTACCACGTGCGAGCAAGAGATTTCAAAGAAGCAAAGTTTAATATATTCTACGATGCTAGAAGAGAATCATTTAGTATTTACTATAAACTTGGATACCGATTACTAAACATTATGGGCAAGAATGACTTGCCTAGAGCAGTAAAGTCCTCGCATTCTGCCGACAACGAAATGCCTTCTGCTACCGTAGTTATGAACAACAGCTCTGAAAAATGGTATGTTTATCTTATTCGTAGTGAGAAGATGAACTTTATGATGGTTTCAGATGACAATACATTAGAGTATACTAGATATAACGCAACATTTACAAGTAGAGTAAGTGCGTTGGCGTTTATACAGCCTTATACAACCAAAGCAGTTGGACAGAGTGATGTATATCTCGTTGTCCCAACAATAGTAGCTAAGTTTGATAAGTGTACATGCATTACGTATACAAAGAGGAAAGACTTAGTGTTCCACTATAAACCAGGGCTTGACATCTCAAGTGAACTTATAAGTGGTGAGTCTATTGAGGTACTTGAGAGCATTAATATATACCCATATGAAGGGTCCGATAATGAACATTTAGATATGTTACGTATTGCGTCAGTATTTGTTGGTGAACGTATGGATAATATCGAACAAGTACTCAACTCAAAAATTTCGTGGCACGTCAAACAAGCTTTAAATATCATGTATAAGAATTATTTGTCAATCGATGACATTGTTCTACGCATATACCCTAAATCGTTACGAATTGCTAGTAACAATAACAACTTTCTGACAAATATGGTTAATGTTTGTCCTTGTGAGTATACAAACAATGAGCCAAATGTTAAAGAGTTTAAAGAATGGATTTATAATAAGTACGAAGAGTGTTTTATAATAAACGAGGAAGCTTGTGATACAACAAACAGTGATGAGATAGAAGAGATGAGCATGTGTCTATCTGAAGCATTCGACATACGAGATGCTATGTGTGATGAAAATAGTCCTATCGAAGTTGAAGAAAGAGACAACGATACAGAGGCATTCAATGATTGGCTCAATTCATTACCTATTCCAAATAGCTTATTTGTTGGAGTAAGACGCAACAATGATTTCGATATGTTCACGATTGATGGGTTAGCATCATACTTCTACGAAGAATATAAGAACCTTTGTTTCTCTGACATTGATAGGGTTATTGTGATACATTATGACTTAGAAAGAATGTTATCGTCATACACAAGAGGCATTGATACTATAACAATGATTCTAAACGCTCTATTCGAAGAGCGTAAGAGACTACTATAAGTTACAAGTATGTGTGGGAAGTTCCCACACATACAGATAGTTTCTCTTTTTCCGAGTTCTACCTATTCATTTGAAGATACACAATTTAAAGGATACAAAAATGGCTAGAACAAGAATGTCACTGGAGACACCGGATAGAAACTACTCCATTAATGTGGGTGCTGGTTTCGATATGGCTGCTGGAGAGTGGATACAGGGACCAAGAGGAGACATGGTACTGAATGGTGGCATTGCAAACTTTAGTGTTTGTACTGGGCCAGGGAATGTTGGGAAGTCTCTCATTCTTTACTACTGGCAAGCAAAGATTTTAACGCGAGTTCATTCACACGAACCACTCGGTATGATTTATGACTCTGAGTCAAACATCAATCCATCTAGGGTAAACCACGTCATGTCTAACGTATCTGACAGTGACTTAAAAGAGTTTATTAATATATCCAACCCAGATGCAAGTACGATACTCTATACAGACAGAACAAAAATATACCCAGACTTCTGGTGGAGTGACTTTAAGAAGTATTTAAAGTCCATTGCAAAAGACAAGAGTTACCTATACGAACCATTTTCTTCTAATGGTGTAAAGGTTATGGCTAAACCGCCATTTCCTGTTATTATTGATAGTTGGTCTAAGTTTGACCCAAAAGCAGTAGATGATATGATGGATAAGTCAAAATCAGAAGATGGAAGCACAAACACTATCTTTATGAAAGCTGGTTCGTTTAAGACAAAAGTACTCGGACAAATACCAACAGTAGCATCTAAACCAAATGTCTATTTTTTAACAACCGCACACGTTGGTTCTGCAAATGATATGAACGAAAATAAATACTCTAAACCGATGAAGAAGCTGCATGATTTAAAAGATGGTGAAGTCTTAAAGAAAGTAACAGAAGAGTTCTACTATTTGACAAAGTTAATGTGGAAAGTTGTCGGTAAGCGTATCTTAAAGGATGATGAAAAACAACCATACTATCGTGTGAAACGTGGTGTAGAGCAATCTGAGAAAGATTTATATGTTGTGAAATTAGAGACACTGCGTAGTAAACACGGTGGTACTGGTAATGTTATTGAGGTCGTTATCTCTCAGGAGGATGGTGTGTTGGAAGATGTAACCTATCTATACAACTTAAAAAACAATAACTTCGCATTAGCCGGAACTGCTAACTTTGCATCTGTATTCCTACCAGACGTCAAAGTAACACGACATACAGTAAGAGAGACAATGAAGAAGAACAAGAAGTTGTTTAGAGCAATGCAGATAGGGTACGACCTTTACCAACTCAAGAAGTTCTTCCCGGTATATGAACGTGGTGGGCTCTATGTTGACCCACAGACACTCTACACGGGACTCATTGAGAAAGGATATGATTGGGACGATATCCTTACAAATACACGTAACTGGTGGGACGATGACCATTATAATGAACGACCAGAAAATAGAGATAGAGAGAAGTGTTTAACTATCGTTTCTCTCTTAGAAATGTATCACGGCATCTATACGCCGTGGTGGTTAGAGGAAAAATGGAGCAAGAATGGAAAATCTAGAAAGCGTGCTTAACAAGTATAATCTAAGTGGGTATGACAACCTACTTAGTAGGACAAGGACACGCAGTGTCTTAACACATATTAACTGTCTGTTTCGTTCTTTATTAACAGAAGACGATAATGACATTCTGTTATTACTAGCATATGACTTTGATACAGAGTCAGAACTCTGTGCAAGGTTAGATAGTGCAATACCAATGATGAAAGAGAGAGGAAGATTATGAACCTAGAAAGAAGGGTCTTTACATTAGACAACGATGACAAAACAAATGTGGCTATTTCCATTAAGAAGTTTTACAGTATCTTAGATTTATCACAAGTCGCAGGTAAAGGTGATAACACTACACCACAAAGAACGGTAGACAAAATTGAGTATAATTTGTCACAATCTAGCATTGTTTCTAGTAGTGATAATTTATCTGCAAAAATTACAGTAAACCCAGTAGATGATAATTTTGATGGTGATAGGTTCTTCCCTATTACAGAAATTATCAGTGAGATTATTGACCAATCTGTAATTCTCTACTATGATAAGAAGTACAATGACTTCTTATATATGCCACTCTTTGATAAGGTCGTTGGTAGAGACTATATGGTAGATGGATATTGTGTGCGTGCTACATTGAATGGTATTACATCACCTGCTGTATATACTCAACCACTCCCAACATTGAAGAACAATACAGGTAGTGATGAGACACGCGACACCTATATTATAGACTCAAAGACACATATCCTATTTGAGAGGTACTTAAACATTGGCACAAACAGAGATAGTATTGGGTGTATGTTATCGAGTGAGAACTATGTCGAGACAGGTAAAGCAGAGGTGAATCACTACGTATCACTAGGGAACAGTGATGACCTATTTGAGTCTGACCCTCGTGTATGTGCTGTACTCACTTCTATGTTTAATCAACCCACATATGTCACAAAGAGAGCATCTATTGATGATGTACTCTTACCGCTCCCATTTTAAAGGCGTAGTGATGAAGGCATTCATAGCATACAGTATTTCATTTTTGATTATTGCTATCTTAAACGATAACAAAGTCATAGATGAACATACAAAACAAGCAGACAAGAAAGTACTCATTGCGGACAAAGCAATTGATAGAAAGCAAGAGGCGTTCTTATGGCAAGAAAAGATGTAGAGCAGTTTATCTTAGAAGTCGTAGCAAAGTTAGACCCATCTGGGTTTAACACAAAGATTTATAAAGAGAAGCTACCAAAGATGAGTAAGAAAGACTATGAATCTATGATAGAGAAATTTCGTAGCGGTAGACACTCGTTGAGGTTGTTCTCTCCATTAGATAGTGAAGTAGAGTTAGACTTTGATAGAAATGTAGATATAGCAAAATGGTTAGGGTTTGATATCTACCAGAAGCTCACTATTACGCGAGGTGACTTTGTCTATACACCTGAGGTAGAATATGCCGTAATGTATATGTCTATCCGTAGAGCATCACAGCATATCTTAAAGAATTTTAACGTACACAAGCATAGAAAGACTCGGAATAGAATTACTGGACAAGTAGCAGGTAACAGTGCGTCAGGCAGAATTACACTGCAAGAAGTACAAGTAATGAAACCACTTGGTCTAAACAATACACTCGATGAGTTTCTAGGTGTGCGTGGTGGAGATGTGCAAGCGAGTAATGCACTCAATGGACTACTCTTTAAAAACGGTAAAGTGAGTAAAAGTGAACTCGCACCATTTGTCACAAAGACACAAGCCACAAAGACATTAAGTGCATACTTTAAAGCGATGCACATTGACATTAGTCTATGATACAGTGCCATATGGCACTGTATCATACTGGTATTTTTTGTATGTATATCATTAACGTGTAATAGTGGTTCATACATAGTTTAGTCTGGTGCTATGTATGCGTATGTTCATAATCCAGTAATCAGTAATGTGATACAAATTATAAAGAAAACAATTCTTAAAGGAATAAAACAAATGAAATATTTTGACATTAAAAAAGACGGAAAATTAATTGGCAGAATCGTACCTACGATTCATATCGCTGGGATATTTGAAGTAGATGACTTAGAGAAGACAATAGTAGGGATTGACAAAATCTACACAGAAGTATCTCTAGACCATTATGCAGAGAAGGTATCAAAGTATTTGGGTAGAACAAAAGAGAACATTATCTTAACATATATGAAGAGATTACCAGATAGTTATCCAATGGATATGTGGTATATGCTGAAAGGTTCTGAAGGACTTGAAACTTGCGAGGAAAACTTTGCACCAGCAGAACCAAATGGTATAGATAGGATATTCGCATCGCTCTTTAAAGATGATAATTATGAGGGAATTAAGATTATGTTGGCAGGTGCAGCAGACGAAACAAAAGAGATGGTTATGAGAGATGTCTACTGGACAGCAAAGATTATCAAAGCTATGGAATCAGATGATGTGACACTCATAGCTGTTGGCGGTGGTCACGTGGTACGTGAACCATACAATGATAAAGATATGAGTATCTTGGGTCTGATGGAAATGATGGGATACGATGTGGTAGAAGTGACTCTGTGAGTCACACACCACTCGTTGTGTATCCTTTTTTTTACCTATATATTATTGTAGTGTATTGAATTACTCTTAGTCGTTTAGGAGTATTGATAGCAATGAGAAGTGTGGCACTCATTGTATGCGTAATAGACCACTCTCCGGTAATTCGGAACATAATTAAAATATCATAAAGGATATAGTATGACTAACACAACAAATACACTAAATATTTTGACACACAATGGTGTGTTCCACGCAGATGAGGTGCTAGCAATAGCACTCATCAAGCTAGCATTTCCTAGAGTGGATGTGAAAATCACTAGGGGTAGAGATATCCCTAGTGAGGGATTTGACGTCGTGGTGGACGTCAATGGAGAGTATAAAGACAATTCGGTGTCTTTATACTCTGGGGACTATATGTCCCAGACGTTCCCAGTTGGGAAAATTTTCGGTGGTCGCTTTGACCACCATCAATTCAAAGAGGGGGATGACCTTTATGGGAAGTCCTCAGCAGGGCTAATTTTAGTGGCATTGACGAGACCACTATTTGTGAGTTGTGAAACTGGGCAATGTCCATGGAATGACGGTCCATTTCTCTCTAATGTAAGTAGATACATTAAGGGGCTTGTTGACATCGTCGACAAACACGATTGTGGGATTGAGCAGAGGGCTGACCACCCTCTAATAAAATTGATTCAGGGTATGAACGACCCCGAAGATGTCTATGGCGAAACACAAGACAAGAACTTCAAGGTTGCGGTTAATGCAACCGTAATGTTACTCCAGAATATGGAAAACAAATCTCTAGAGGATAGCGTTAAAGCAATAAAGGATATTTCCGACCAGTATATGTTCGAGACGGGGAACATAGGCGATTACAGTTTAGCTCAGGTGGTTTCCGAGCAAAATAAACAAAAGAGGGAGGAAATCCAAAAGAAGATTGATGACTTAGCTTCATCGACTCCTGTAAAGGAGGTAAATGGGGTGAAGTTCATCATAATCCAAAAAGGGGAAAGGTTCGTTCCAGCAAAGTTCTGTATTGGTCGTGCAGACTTTGTCGTAAACTACGACAAAAAGCAGGAGGGGTGGGGCGTAACGCAAATCCCTCTTGAAGAGGGTAAGTTTGGTGGGAAGTTCTCATTGGACTCGGAACACAATGTTCAATTCCAAATATTCACTCACAAGGGTGGGTTCTTTGGTATTTACAAAGAACAGGACTTAGTCCCGTACCCTGGAGAAGTCGTAGGAATAAAGATTCCAGTAAAAGAGAAAATCTACATAGATTTAGTTATCTATGGTTAACACTTAGTGGTCGTTAGACCACTAAGAATATTCTTTTTTTATTTATTGTGTATCCTTTTTTTTTACCTATATATTATTATAGCGTATTGAATACTAAAACCAATATAATAGTCTGGCATATATTTGGTTTGGCCATAGTCCAGGATGTGGTAATGCACAATAATAATTAACTATCATAAAGGATAACAAATGAAAAACGTAAGTGAGAAAGTAAAGAAAATAATAATGCAAGATAAACTAAGAGGTTTTATCGCTAGAATAGATAAAGGAAGTCATAATACTGTTATCTATAAAGATAAAATATACAAAATAGATGGCGATGACATAGTTCTTGGAAAAGAAGTCCTCGTTAGGGGTAAAACATATATCACCTATAATAGGTACGATGATGGCATCAAAAGCGAGTTCGAAGAAGATGATATGAAACAGTATATATTTGATGGGGATACCCAGAACCTGAAAGACTTAGTGAGAAGTCTTAAAGAAGATGATGATATTGAGTTAGCTATCTTTGATAGTTCATACCCTATACCAATCGATAATGAGTTTGAAATACGGCGTAGAGTATCACTCTTGTCAGAGTGGTCTGAGACCGAGTCATTTTTAAGGGGATAAACAAGTTGTCAGATATTAAAAGTGTGCCATTTTAACTCCGACTTATTGTTCGATATGGCACAGCAAAGTAAAAAGAGTAACCTTATAAAACATATGCTAACCATTGTGGTTAGCATTTATTACATTTTTTTTACTTTAATCTTGGTCTTACTACCTTTAAATAGTCATCTTCCATCTCTTGCACTACGGATATATCTGGTTCTAATACTCTTGTCTCTACCTCTTCTAATACATCTGTACCTACAATAGAGAGCGTATCTAACATCTCTCCACCGAATGCTTCTACGTCAGCTACGGCACCTTGACAATAAGATGTCACATCAGTGACCTTAATAATTGTCTCTCCTTCTAATGTCATATTCGGCTCAATCTCACAATTTCCATCCACAATGTTAGAGTCTATGACACTTGTGATAGTATACGATGTCAGCTTATTAAAGAGTGATGATGCATTTGTCAACTTCGTAATGATATTATGCGTGGCATCGAATTCAATACCAAACAGTTTATAGACTTGTACGAGGGTATCTCGCGTGTCATTGTCAAAGAGTCTATCTGTATCTTGGTACTCTCCTAATGTCATATCCACTTCTAAGAGTATCTCTTCTACAATCTCCTTTCTTAACAATTCAATCTCGTGTGTGAGTATCTCGTTATTTGTATTACTCGATTCATAATTTATGAGTGTCTTACAGAGTATCTGTTTCTCTACATTGTTTGCATTTGAATCTAGTATTAAATCTATTGCGTCATGTATAGCATCTAACTTCTCTTGTCTCTCTTCATCTGTTGTGAGTGTAGAAGTATCTACGTCAGTCTTAATAAAGATATTATCAATAGAGACATTCTTGACACTCTCATACCCATCTATCTGATAGAGTTTGAAAAATGCTATGAGCGTAGAGTAGTAGAGCTCTCTGTTTGTCATGAGTATTCTACCATATGTTGTATCTATTAAGTATTCTGCTTCATCTTGAAAGAGTGTCTTTAAGATAGCTTTCTGTATTATCTCTGGGTTTGTTATCTCTATATCAGAGACAAATGAACGTAAGCTAATAATCATTACTTTTGTTTTTTCAGAGATTCCACGCACACGCGTGAGTTCATCGAGTATCTGTTTATATCTAACTGTACCGGAACGATATTGTTCTGTTAAATTATCTTCATAGATGAGACTTGGTAGGAATGTCAATAGTTCAGTGCTCTCTACATCTTTAGATATATAATCCTCTAATGTGAGTGTATCATCTTTGTCTTCTCTATTTGACACATTAATGACTTCCACTGTAAATCCAGATGGTGATAGTACCTTGCGAATAACTTTATCCATTGTTTCGTGTGAACCAATATGATATCCTAGTGACTTGATGTTCTTTACAAGCCATAATGTTGATGCTTTGTTTAAAACCTCTTTATGCTCTACGATATTAAAGTTTGATGCGAGTATCATATCCTGATAGTAGGTATGTACCTCATTCGTTGTGATATTTTTTAGTCGCATCGATAAGAGTTGTTTTGTTAAGAATGAAACGTATGTTGCATATACAGCAGGAGCATAGAGATTATCTGTAAGTAAGTACTCTCTGTTTACCCACCTAGATAAGAACCTTCCGGATACAAAAGAGAGTGAAGATATCAAGTTTACTTCATTCTCTTCTACTAAGTCTTTGTTGTAGTGCAAGATATCCCCATCAAAGGTATCTAAATCTTCGTATGTGACATCAGCGATGAGACCACGTATATAGACTTCTTGCCCCGTATACATCGATGTGAGTGTATCAAAGAGTGTTCCGAACTCCAGTAACTTTGCATGTGTTCTTGGGTGTTCTAGTAAGGTATCTCTTGTGACTTCGAATATCTCGTTCGTGTCCATCGATGTCATAGTGATAGTTGTATTTGCACTATGTGGCTTTCCACAGATATTCAAGTAGTATGGCCATGTAGACTTATCGAGCTTATCGTACTCTACACCATATTCTGCAAACTTCTTATTCATATGGACAGCTGTTGTATGTGACTTACAAATGATTGACTTTACCAATGAGAGTGTCGATAGAAGATATTTGTTGTTATCCAATCTGTTCATTGAGTTCTCCTATTTTGGGATTTCAACTAAGTGACGTGGAGGTCAATATGCGTAAAAAGAAGAGCGTAAATAATCGTGGTGTAATGCCACTCAACAGACGTAAAGAGGTACTCTCTAGATACAAGAAGATAAGTGATGCAGAAGTGAAAGAGATGGGACAAAGTGCTACACAAAATAACCAACCAAGTAACAAAGAGATAGTCGATTTTAAAGACCTCTCTTCTGTTTATAAATACAACAAGATGAAACGTAATAACATCGATACACTCCTTGTTGAGAATCCAGACTTAGAGTTAGCGGTTGAGATTTTAGTATCCTCTATCACATCGCCGACGGATATGATTACCACAAACTTTATACACAAGTTGGACAATACACTCTTGAGTCATGAGCTGAAACGAGAGATTATTGATATTCAATCTGCTGACTTTACTGGGTTTTATGGTGTTGATAAGAAACTATATGACTGGGTCTATAAGGCATATAATCCAGGTGCATTCGCTTTTATCTGTATTGGTGATAAGTTTGACAACGCATTAGGTATGGACAAAGAGGACGGAGATACATACAGTATTAACACAGATGACTTTACTATTACTAGAAACATTAAGAAGATAGCGAAGCATAAACCAACATTAAACATAGATACAGAAGCCTTTGGTGTTAGAAAGAAGTTAGAGAAGATACGTAACCTTATATCATTAGGAAATATACCTGGTGAGCATATCGATAGACCAACAGTATTAGAGTGGCCGATGGAGTCTATTATTCCTGTTACGTTAAAGAATGAACCATCGAACCATTTGAGATATATCTTGCTACTTGATGAACATGGGTTCCCTTTAGAAGAGACAGAACTGAAGATAGACAACGACCAAGAAGAGCCGGAGATGGTGCGTGCATTAAAGGGGAGTCGTGTGACACAAATATCTACGGATAACACACGTAAAGAGAATATGAAAGCACCTATACCGCATACCTCTGAGTTACTAAAACAAACGATTCAAGAGAAGCTAAACGATATGATGTCTAAAGAGGGTATCAATGGGTTTGTCAGTGATAAAGACCTAGAACTCATTCGCAATGTCATGTTTAATAACACAATGGCTAAGAACAAAGTCACGATGCTCGTACTAGATGCTTCAAATGTAGCATACTTAGCATATGACTATAAACGAAATGGTGTAGGAAAGAGTCCCTTGGAAGACCTGACCATTATTGGTGGGATTAGAGCAATGGTTCGTTACACAACACTCTCTGCAATGGTTCAGAATGCTGTACAGTTTACAAAGGTGAAAGTCAAACTAGACGACGATGACAGGGAGTTAGAAGTTCGTATCCAAGAGGCATACGATTTTATCTATAACAATAGGGCAGACACTGTACCAACTGGACTACTAAAGGTAGAAGATATAAGCGATTACCTAAAGACAGCAGGTATTATTGTAGAGTTTGAACATGATGCCATTCCTGCTGTATCTGTTGACCTACAACGTATGGATGTAGATAAGAAGATACCTGATAGAGACCTAGATGAGTCACTAGCAAAGTTACAATATATGAAACTCCATATTAGTCCAGAGATGGTAGATGGTAGTAAAGATATTGATTATGCAGAGAGTGTAAAGACATCAAACGTACTCTTTAAGAGAAGACTCATCAGAAAGATAGAGAGAACCAATGACTTCCTATCTAAAGTATCACAAGTCATCTTATCAAACGATGGATTACAACGCAGTAATATCAAAAATGCGATTACTTCATCAATTGTTAATGAGCGTAAATCACTATTAAAGAACGATGCAGTAAAAGATATTGTAAAAGAGACAACTGACGAAGAGCTTGTAGAGATGTTAATGTTAGATATCTTCGATAGGTCCACTGTGTCACTACCTAGTGTAGACCAAGCTGAAGAGAACGTCAATAGCGAGATGTTTAGTACGATGGTTGATACACTAGATAATATACTAAAAGAGATGGTGAATGAGGATATGTTCCCTACCGAAATTATTGGTGAAAATGGAGATAATATAGAAGCATTCCGTGCAATGATGAAATCGTCAGCCGTACGTAGATGGCTGAATGAAAATGGATATTATAAAGACACACTCAAGATTGTCAATACAGTAGACGGTAAGACAACCATACCACTATTAGAAGAGTATGTTGAATATAGTAAACAGATTGAAGAGGGTGTGGAGACATTCTATAAAGATATGAAGAAAGTACGAAAGAAAGGAAACAAAGCATTAGAGAAGTTTAACAGTGAAGAAGATGACACAGAACCAGAAGAAGTTGTAAGTGATGATAACACTGGTGATGTTGTGGAAGACAAGCCAGAAGAACAAGATAAAGATACGTCGAAAGAGAACGATGTACCGAATGAAAAACCAGAAGACGATAACAAAGACGAAGATGACCCAATGAAAGACTTTATGGGTTAAATGAAAAGGAGTTGAAAGATGACAATAGAACAACGTGAGAACTTGTTAAACTTATTGATATATGATATGGAAACCACGAAAGATATTATCTGTATTGATAAAGAAACATTTATAGACAAACGTGTAGAGAGAGAGGTCTCTGCACTTGGCGACTATATCAGTAGAGAGGTAGGTGTTCGTAAAGAGCAGTTAAAGACATTATTGATGATGGACGAAGAGTCATTCTTGAGTGGGTTTATAGAAGGTGTGAAAAACTTCTTTGGTGCTATCTTTAAGTTTATGAAGAAGATTATCTTCTTTTGGCAGTCTGATGATGACAGCAAAGAGAAAGTGGATAAGTCTAAGATTACACCTGACTTTCCATTAGAAGATGTGAAACATGCGATTGCATTTGGTACGAGTATGGGACATGCGTTCGACACGTTTGGATATAATGCAGGCGGATACAAGAGAAACATATTGAGTACAATTGCTCTACTCGAAGATGTCATCATACATGGTAAGACAAAGTTCAAAGCAACAGAAGCGACTGTGCGTATGGTGACAGATGAGACTATCACAAAGAAGATTGGTAGATTCTTTAAGAAACTCTCTCGAAACGATTATGAGACCTATATTACACACTTAGGTGTGAGGTTAAAAGACAATGCGTATGAGCATACCACATTGAACTACGGCGTTTATGGTGGTAGAGTGATTACGTTGGTGACTGGGTTTCAGGATGTAGCTGAGATTTGTCGAATAGACTTAGTAGATAATATGAGTGAAGATGAGAAGAGAAAAGGGCTATTAACATTTATTGATATCGTCAATGATGTTACAGATGACTCTAAAAACATTGTATCTGCAATCAAAGATATTATGGACAAAGTAGACAAGCACATAGATATGATAGAGAAGAAGTTGGTAAACAAAGATGATATTAGTGTTGAAGAACTTGAAAAACTAACAAGTGAGAATAAACATCTCTTTGATACGATTAGTCTTAGTGCTAGCGAAGAGTCTATGCTGTTGTTTAGTGGATTAAAAGAGGTTTCTAGTACTATTGGCATTATCTTAAAAGAGATGGCTGATATGCAAGATAAGAAAGCAAAACTACTTGAACTACTCAAAAAGGAAGACTAAAAATGTACGCAGATATTATTAAGAAACAATACGAAGCAGGTAAACTGGACATCAATGACTTTATGCGAAGAATCGATAGATTGTCACATGCTATCGATGGCTGTGCTTTAGACAATGAAAGAGCACAGTATGTGATGGATGACTTGGACTTTATTGCCACGCTAGATGCAGAGAATGCATCTATGTATAAAGATGTCATCTCATCTATTGCATATACACATGGTGTAAATAGAGAGACGTTTATGCTTATGGAGATGGATAGAGAGGGTGTCTTTAGTGCTATCATTGGTGCCATTAAAGCACTCATCGACTTTACGATAGATTTAATTAAGACAATCTTCGGGATTGGTAGCTCTAGTGGTGGTGGTGGTAGTCACACATCTAAAGTCGAAGAGATTGTTAAAATGAAGAAGTTCTCTGATTTAACAGATAAAGAAAAAAGAAAGGTTTCTAAAGTAGGCTTGTATTATTTAACACTACTAATATTTGATAAAGTTGAAAATGGGATGTTATCAAAGAGTAAAATTTATGATAATGCTAAACCGTTTATAAACGAAGTTGAAAAATTGGTCGATGGTATATTTGATACCAACTTCAATATAACAAATAATGGTAGAATAATCATCGATTATAGAATCGATATAGATATTAATAAATTTACCTATAAACAAAGAGTTAAAACGTTTACTCCTGAGTTATCGAAAACTGGTAAAGTAATTTCTCTTACACATACAACAGCTACTATTGAAGATAAACTAGAGCCACTTACACTTGATGAGGAATTTTATAAGTCATTACCAAGACTTGTAAAGGATAATAAGATTGACGAACACTTAAAGATGAGAGGGTACTTTATTAGAAAATTGGGAGAAGCAAGAAAGTTAGTAGATAAAGTTGATAAGTACGACATTACTGGAGATGAGATTTATGATTACCATAAAAAAATATACGCGGCATATGGTAAGTCACCACTTGATAGAAGTCGTAAAAGGTATAATAAACGAGCCACCGATGCCAAGAAAATAATGGTAAAGAACGTACAAGCTTATGCGTTCTCATTGGCTGACTTTGTATCTTCAATAGCAGATGAAGCTACAATGTTACAAGATTTTGAATCCTTAAAAGAATAGGTGGATACACATGCGGTTATCCGCATGTGTATAAACTTTATTTGTATATAATTTTAATACAAAGGAGAACTAATGAATGACAATGATAGATTAGAAAAATATAGAAACGCATATGAGAAAGGAAAACCAGTTGTATCCGATGCTGAATATGATGTGTTGTATAACAAACTACTAGATGACGAAAACAGCACTTGTCTAACCATAGGTACTTCAGATGGAAAGGTGGTGCATAAAGTACAAATGACCTCTATTAAGAATGTATACAATAAACAAGACTTGCGGATGTGGGTAGATAAACATGGAGATTCACTCATCTCTAAAAAGATAGATGGCATTGCTGTTGAATTAGTCTACGATAATAGATTACAAGACGCTATCCTAAGAGGAGATGGTGCGAAAGGAAAATCTGTCTATAACCATATCAGATATATACGTAATCTTGTTACTAAATTTGACGGAATGCACTCTGTTCGGGGTGAATTGGTTATCTCAATTGAACACTTCAAGATGCTTAAAGAGAAAGGAATGACAGAGTATGTCAACGAATGTTCATTTGTTGCTGGTCTCTTTAACACAGATAAACCAGATGAAACACTCTTGTCGTATGTTGAGTTCATTGCATATGGGTCTGACACACAAACGGATAAGCTTAAACGTATTGATGAACTTCAACGCAATGGGTTCTCCGTACTCACATACCTTCCTTATAATGACGAGAACATTATGAAGATGGAACGTATAACGTGTACATACCCCACTGACGGTCTTGTGATAGAAGTCAATGACTACATACTATCCAATACATTTAAAGACACAAAGAAGTACAGTGGTAGTAAGATAGCACTCAAACCAAAACCTATCTCTATTGATACAGATGTCTTAGAGATTACATACACACACAACAAACGTGGTATGCTCATACCGAAAGCAACGATACAACCTGTCACTTTGAAAGGGAAGCGTATCACAAAAGTCAACTTATACAACACTGGAAACTTAATGAATGTTGGTGTATGCACTGGTGCAACCGTGACAGTTATTTTATCTGGTGAAGTGATACCAAAGATTGTATTCTCTAAGCATAATGGTAATGCTGTCATTGTACCTACACAGTGTCCTAGATGCCATCATAATCTCACAGAGAAGAACGGAAACCTATTCTGTTTGAATAAAGAATGTGTATCTATCTCCTAAGAGATAGATACATTCTGATTGTGTTTTTTATTTTTAGCGAGTGTCATACTATCTCCACTGAGGTTAATGACATTGTTATCTAGTGAGTAGAGTACGTCATCATAATGAGAGATGATAAAGACTTGTGGGTAGTCATCTTGTATTCTCTTAATGAGTTCAATGGTCTTTCTTCTATGCTCTACATCGAATGAACTACCAAACTCATCTAGGTAGATAGGAAAGTCATTCATCTTTAGAAATGACATAGAAGCTAACTTAAATGCTAAGTTAATGATAGCCCTCATTCCAGTAGATGTTTGACTAATGTCTTTTCGTATCTTTCCTTCTACATAGACAGGGAACTTATAGTCTAAGTCAGACTCAGTGACTTCTGGAACTAAGACACGCATATCATATGACCACGTTGTACGAATAATCTCATTGACGTGGTTGATAAAGACGTTCAAGAATCCAATGATAGACTTTGCTATGAGTCCTTTGTTTGGACTGAGTGCTTTCTCTATATCTGAAAAGATAACTATCTGTTTGTTTGTGTCTTCTACTTCTGCAGACATTCTTTTATAAATAAGATAGTCATTGTCTACCCTTCGTAGTTGCTCTTCGCACTTTGTAAGTTCACTTTCTAGTAGACGAATGAGTGTTTGTATATATTCATTCTTTACTCTATTATACGCATACCGCTCGAACTGAGTGAACTGAGCTGTCAGTAACGTTAGGTCCTCTTCTAATTCAGAGATTCTATTCCTTAAATTTTCTTGTTCGAGTGATGTTTTGATATTACGTTTTAATAGGTACTCTTTTCGAAATAGTCTCTTCTCTTTCTGTAAGAGTTCCTCTCGTTGTGAGAGTGCTATCTTTTGTAATTGTTCGTCTGTTGACTCAGATACTTTTATCTTCTCTTCTAATTCAGATATTCTCTTCTTTAGATATACAAGTTTTGATAACATCTCTTTCTCTTGGAGTATGTTTGTAAACCTATCATATACCTCTTTACTATCTGTGTAGTCTACCACACCATCTGTTAAGTATGCTAACTCTTTTAGAGCATTCTCTATATCCATAAAGATTGTTATCTCTGATACCCTTGCATTTATTTTAGAGAGTTCTAATGTTAACTCGTCAACAATAACAGTATGTTTATTCAATTCTACCTTTATAGACACTTCATCATTCTCATTATAACCTACTTTAAACTCTGTATGACAACTAGGGCAAGAGATTGACTCCTTTGATTTTCTATCTATTAGCGTCGTGTATTTATACCTGAGTTCATCTAACGTCTTCGTGTGTGTCTGAAGTCTCGTAGTGATGAGTGTGATATCTTTCAGGTGCTTCTCTAGTTCATTCTCTTGATAAACTACTTGTTTCTCAAAATACTGATTGAGTAGCGTGCGTATCTTATCTTCTTCTCGTTGTACGAGTTCATCTATCTTCTCTATCTTCTCTAACGGAATAGCTAATGTGTTTGTATGTGTGATTGCATCAACTACTTCTTGTTTCTCTTTATAGAGTATCTCTTTATCTGTTAGTTCAATCTTTCCAACAGTAGTCAATGACTTCTTTATCTCTTCTAATGCTCTTGTATTTGCATTCAACTTCTCATTGATTATAGATGATGGTTGGTAGTAACATTGCTTTCTCTTTAGTGTTCTTATTGTTTGTATAGTAGAGTGACACTGTTTTATCACATCATCTACTTCTTCAAGGTTTGACATATCTGTATGTAATGAAGAGAGTGTCTCTTTCAGTGTATCGATATAAGATTTTAAACGATTGTATACTTCTTCATCTTCTAGGTTCTCTTCTATCTTCTTGAGTCTAGTTGCATATTCTCGCTTAAGTCCTTGTAGGTCTCTAAGCTTTGTCTTTGTGTTTTGGTAGACGGATAGGACATAGGTATAGTCTGATGGAGATATGAGCGTTAGCCACTCTTTACGTTCCTTTACAGACATTGTTACAAACTGTTTTCTATTTAGAAACATATCATTCATCATTGGTGTGAGTTGTAGGTGTTCTACTATCAATTTGTTTTGGACTTTCATTGTATGCCCATCATTGAGTTCTTTACCATTCTTTATGAAAGAGTATTTGTTGTTTGTAAATGATAATGTGTAGTCGCTGTCTCTATGTGAGAAGACGATGACTTTCTCGCCACCTGACTTAAAGTCTTTTCCGTCTATATATGGTGTGAGTTGTTCTAGTAGGGAAGTCTTCCCACTCCCGTTTCCACCGATAATTGTCTCTGACTTTGATGGTTTGTATTCAAATGTTTTAATATTATTTAGAGACATTCTCTCAAAATTTATAAGTGTTATTTTATGGATTAACATAGTATCTCCTTTTATCAAGTAAGCGTGTTTGTTCCCATATTTGTATGGCTTTTTTTTTACTGGTATATTATTGTAATGTATTGAATTGCTGTTCCTAGATAGTAGGTTTGATTATCTTAAATAAGTAGTAAGGAGAAAGATATGAAATTTAATGGATGGGTATTCGTGATGTTCACGAACGTGTCACCGAAGGGTAAACTTACAACTGTGAAACGTTGTATCGCAAGCTGTCCAGTATGTGGACAGAAGAAAAATAAAGTGTACTCAGACAAGGCATTTGCACAACCATGTGCGAGATGTCGTGGTGCAAAATCCGTGGTAGTAGGTGCAAAGTTCTCTACACTAAACGTGTTAGAGAACAATTTAAAACGATTCGACAAAGAGTCGTACAGTTATCACTGGTTTGCGAAAGTGCTGTGTACAAAGTGTGAGAACACAATGGTACTGAATTACCAAACACTTCGTAAAGAAGTGTGTCCTATCTGTACACATATAGATAGGCTAAACAAAGATATTTATAGAAAGGTAGAGTAGTGTGGCACTTGCCACACTACTCTAATGGTTCTTTTTTTACCCCTGTTTTACTCAACATATTAAATTTACACTTACTTTTAAAGTCAACACTCTTCTTGACTGTCGTTGTGGCGTAGACTATCATTGACCTTGATTTATTCAAGAACTTACTAGCAACGAGTGTGAAAGTATTTGATAAGTTGGCTAATAAGGTACTACCATTTAATATCGTATCTTTGACATTAATTGTTAGCTTATCAGATACACCATCTAACACTATCTTCTCTTTTCCGTTTACTAAGATAGAGAGCTTCCCTTTACCACTATCTAACAGTATCTCCCATAGCACTGGCTCACCATCATTTGTAGCAGTCTTGAAACGGCTCAGTTTATTCACGGTATCTACCATAAAGTGGTAACTCGTGGATTCATCAAACGACTGTCCAAAGTTTTTCTCTTTGTCTAAGTTACTGAATGCATGTATGACGACTTCTTTACGTCTTAGGTCTTTCTCTAGATGATGTGGTTTAAAGTAGAACCTATCTGTACCATCATAGTTATAGACTTTTACTAGCTCACCCATACTCATCATGGGTATATTGATACGTGTACTCCCCTCATTGAGCCAGAGTGCTTCTACTGTCATCTCTCTTTTGACGTGTTTTGTTGTTTTAAATCCGGTAGCGTCAGAGACTACACCTGATTTCTCATCGATTGTGGTATCACTGTTATCAAATGTTTCATTTCCACTTACTGCTTCATAGATAGCAATAGTTGCGTACTTATCATTGACCTCGATGTCTTTTGTTACAACACCATATCCGTATAGTTTATATCCACGCATATCTAGTCCATTAAGTATGGTAACATATAATTGTGTCGTACGATTGATAGTAGATACCAATTAGCAGCAATAGCATCAATCTCGTGTTCAGACTCATCACCATTAGCAATACCTAACTTTACCGTAGCGACTGTCATATCCCCTTTGTTCTTACTCCCTCCAGAAACACCCACTGCATTTTTAATATTACTTGGACTAGGTCTCAGTACTGGCGTATTCGGAGAAGCACGCACCATTGCACCAATAATAGCTTGTAGTGAGCGTGCGAGTGGTATAACTGCTTGTGGTCTACTATTGTTCATAAATGGCATTTCTACCACCATAGCGAATGGTTTATAGATATGAATGAGTTCAGATACCCTACGTTCGATACGTTCAAGTTTATAGTCTGTTTTGTTATTTAGCCTATTTACATATCCTACACGTTTCATATCCAATAACTCAGAGTATCTATCAACAATCTCTAAGTTATCGTTTAAGATAAAAATAGAGACACCAACTGTTGTCGTACCTGGGTCTATTCCCATAATCGTCATAGTTTTACCTTTGGTGTTAGTGAACCGATACTCACCCTCGTGGAGTATGCTTCTTCATTCTCGGTGTTGAGTTCAATATACTTAAAGAATAGTGCCTGTGCGACCACAATATCATCAGGTACACGTATACCAGAGTAGAGTGCAATTTCACGTACACTGTGTCTAACATCTTCATCTATTTCTGGGTAGAGTAAGTCTGATGCTTCTAAGAGCTTTCCTACATCATACTCTGAGAGTTCAACCACTGCATTTGTTGAAGTAATCATTCCTCTGTTTGATTCATCGCCACTCAGTTTTGGTGTGGGAGGGTTCTCTTGTACGTGTTCAACAGTATTGTACCTACCATCTTCATCCCTTTCTACTTCTGATATTTTCACTGTTGACTCTAATGCATCTATCTTTCTTAAATAGCATAGTATGTAATCTGTATCATCGATTGTCTTCTCTACAAAAATTCCATATCGGTCTTTCTCATCCTGCGTTAATCCAACCGATTTATCTCTTACAATAAATGGGAGTGGTAAGAATGTATCAAAGTCTGCTACACTATGGACGTAATCTTTCAAGTCTGCTTCATCGTCATCAATGAGAGGACTAAAGTCTATCCCTAGACCATACCAACCTAGTTGCGGAAGTTCTTCTGTATCGTATGTGTATTCTATATCATACTTCTCATTGAGTGTTGTATATGGCATTGCTGAGTAGGTGGCATCTTTTATAAAAGATGCTCCTTGTAGTGCCATACTATGTATTGTTCGTGTTACCATATCCTAATCCTCTACAAAGTCTGCTAAATCTAATGTCTCTTTCTCTTGGTTCAGTTCAGTCTCCAGGTACTTTATCTTACTGGCTATCTCATCTGGTATCTTCTCAATTACTTCTACATCTTTTCGTTTCCTCTTTGTCTCTCGAAGTACCTCTAGGATAGTCGCTTTGTACTCGTCGTCAGACTCATTTCTGGATTCTTCTGCACGTTGTTTCTTCATCTCTAACATCGTGGCTTCTTCATCCCTCGTTACATCCAAGTAGAGTCTTATCTCTTTTGGGTCTGTTGGCACACCACCTTTACAGAGTGCATCGCCTATCCTTGCTTTTCTACTCAAGTTTACAGCTAACCTACGGTTGAGTTCCTCATCTGACATAGTGTCAATGATTTCTTGTTCTTCTACTTTGTTTTCCATTTATCTATCCTTTCATTGGTCATTTCACTAAAAGATTTATCAGCCTTTTTTAATGTTAATGAAAGATATAAAAGGAGAGACAGTGTTTAACTTTATGAACTGGTTTCGTAGAGGGAATAAGATAGAGATTGATGACAAGCTATTCGAAGAGATAACCACATTCTTCAGTACAGTCACTGATGAGATAGAATACTACGAGAATAAAAACAAGGTACAGAATGGAATCAATCATCTCACCCTCTCGACCTACCTCTCCACAGGGGGTAAACTCATACCAAATGTATTGGATAAAATAAATAGATTAAAAAGACTCTACTTAGAAGATGACTATGAAGAGCGGTTTAAAGGAAGGGTCACCATAGAAAGGAGAATGCATATGATGATAAGAAAACATACCAAAGAGGTACTAGAGACAATCGGAGTACTTTAATATATCTATATATTATTAGAGTAGATACTATAAGGAGAAAATATGGTACAGGAAGACAAAAGAATCTTGCCAGAGGGCAGGACTTCGTATAACGGTGTGCTAGCAAATATGTGGAGACTTCTCCTCAATAAGGCTGGCGTAGATACAGAGGGAAAGTTAGAGTTACTCATTGCTATGGAAGTAAGTAAACTTGCTATTCTCAAAAAGATGAATAGCAAAGATGTCAAGACGTTCAGTCCCAGTGCTTTGAAACAGAGTGCTTTATCGACTGACATGACATTCAAGTCATTCATTCATCATATCGTGACGTTGCTACAAGCAAAGAAACTCACGATTAAAGTGACTATTACAGACAAACAAGATAAAGAGACAGAGGTAGAGTATGAGGTGGACTTATAAGTCCACCTCAGTACTTTTTGTACGCATAAATAAGAAATGAAAAAAAGGATTTCAAATGGTAAGAGTAAATGGAAGAGAGTATAGAAAAGAGGATTTCACCACAGTAGATGGTGTAACAGTATTAAAAGATGAACTAAGAGACTATCAAGAGATAGAACAAGAGGAAGATGATAAGAGAGCAGAGGAGTTATACAACCGAGTAAGTGAGAGTGTAGATAGATATTATCAAGAACAAGAATTAAAAGGAAGAAGCATTGATGAGATTACTGCTGACTTTGTGAACTTATCTTTTAGAGATATTGCTACTGTACAGAGTCAAGATGCATCATGTCCAAAGACAAAGAGATACTTTACACTCATTACTGGAAAGTCACTCGTTGCTTCTCTTACACATAGATTTAAAGCAGGTGCTGAGAATGTGGTTGCACACTCTATTGGATACCAGAAGACGATGATTGATGATATCTTCTCAATTGGGGATATTGATAGAGAAATCTACAAGAATGGAACGAGACTCCTGATTAAAGAACTGGAGTTTAATACGTTCAAGAGACAAGGAGAGCTACACACTGATAATATGTTAGTGACTAAGATATTAATGGCTAGAGGGGAGTCTTGTGAATATAGACCATACAACTCTAATGTTGATGAGGGTATTGAGAGACCCTCGTACTTAGATGGGTTATATAGAGTAAGGGAGATGAGTATCCGAAAGCTCTTACAAGACTATAACTTAGACTTAGATAAGATACGTTCTATTGCAAAGGAGCTAGACCATAACGATATCTACTCTAGAGGTACAGCAGCGATAGAACGAATGAAGAAGCTCAAGAATATTATCATTAAGATTTGTGATGTCATAGAGGAACACGTCATTCCAAGAGATGGGTTCTATGTTGTACAGATACCAGGAACTGAAGATTATGAGGAGCATAGACTCGTAGAGGGTAGAATTCTAGATAAACTCATTGACCACGCAGTAGAAGAGTTATCTCATATCTACTCTGTTGTAGACACAGAAGAGGTGATTGTAGAGGTAGAGTTTATTAAGAAGCGTGATATAGAAGATGGTAATCTCTATTGGTCTGATACATACCAAGTAGGGAAACTCTCTGATGACACACTCTACGTACAAGATAGTGTCTATCACGTCATCACAAGTGGTAAGAACTTGAATGTCACTGTCTTTACAAAGGAGAAGAAGGACTACTATATAAACATCTGTAACACGCTACATAAAGTAGATACTGTCTATGCAGACTTTACCACTGCTACAATCACTATCTCAAATAGATATAAGACAAAAATGCGTATCACAGAGGATGAGTTTGAAAAGTATGGGATTTACGATAGTCCACAGAAGTGTGTCAATGGTGGCAGTAATCACGCATCACATCAGAATAGAGAACTAGAGATACGCGAAAAAGAGTTAAAGAATAAAGAGTTAACACTGAAACTCTCACTCTACAAGGCACAACTCAATGCGAAGATTAGTACTATCACAAATGTCTTGAAACTTATCAGTGCAAGCGATAAGAACACATTAGCGGTAGAGAAACTAAAATATGAGAAAGCCACTGCTGAAAATGAACTCAACAACATCAGAGCAGACAGAGAAGCTTATGCACATGGGAAAGAGGTACTTGGAGATATCGCACGTGTCTTGATATAAAAGTCAGACACGATATATTAACTGTAATAAAAGTAATAAGGAGAAACAATGAATGAACTGTTTGAAGAACTCGCATTTAGTGACACTGAGTTCTCACAAGAAGTAAAGTTAGGTAGGGCATCAATAGACCTCAAGGATAGTGCTGAGTACTTAGGTGGTATTTTACAAACATCTACGAGAAACATTGAGAAGTTTCGTTATGTTGGTTATCGATATATGACGCCTTTTGAAGAGTTTGACTCACTCCTAACACAAGGAGACGGAAAACCAAAACAAGGAAAGGTCAAGTTAGATATTAGCAAAACATCTATTAGGAAAGTCATCTTTGAGTTCGCTTATGATGACAAGCCTATATATAAACCACTCTATGTCTTAGCACTCAACAATGAAGGGACATACCATATCTCAGATACCGAGTGGTACAATATGCCAGTACTCTCCGATAAGATTATAGCCTTCTTCGGTGGAGCACTCTTCTTTAAACCATTCAATACGAAATTGAATGTGAGAGACTTTGAGTGGTTGTTGAATGTCAATGGTGTAGCTAGCACGGAGATTATCCTATACGCTGACAAGTTCTACCAACTACGTAAAATTAGCAACCCTGCATTTGGTACACCCAACGTACCGTTCTTACTATATACACTTGCTAAGTACGGACTCAGTGGCGTATTGAAGAAGTATATCAAGAACAAGACCTTTATTATTACGAGAGATAAGGAGGAAATCGCAAAGTACAATGATGGAAAACATCTTATATTTACAACAGCACATTCAAAGATTAAACGACTAAAGGACATCAAGTATGAGACGCACGACAAAGCTGTCATTATAGATAGTAATTCCAATGACTTCATACGGATACTAGCCACGTCTGTCATCTATGCATTTGACATCTTTCCAGACATCGCTAATGCATTCGAAGAGATACGATGTTTGGAAGATGACATTGAGTATTGGAAGTTCTTGGTTGGGAAGATTGAGTTTAGAGATGATTTATCGAGTACAGGCTATGTACCTGCTATGCGTGAGTTTGAAGAAGCCATGGGTAGGTATGTTGATAGTATCTCATCAGACCAAGCAAAGTCAGCAGGATACAACATCAAGGATTTCTGGGACTTTATATATACATCTGGTAAAGTATTTAAGAAGTTAAAGAGGCAATCTCTCAGCAATCGATTTGACATCAGTGAGAAGCACTTAGAAGTGAACTACTATGTGATGTATCATATGATAGAGGGTTTTAACAAAGCGTTCGCTGACATTACCAAGCAAGTCAAAGCAAACTCAATCAGTTGGGAGTCGGCTAACAAGATTGTCAATGGTGAGAAGATTAAACCTATGTCTATCTTAAAGATTGTACAGAGTAGTTCAAAGATTCTCTCTAGCTTATTGGTCACATCAACAAGTGCGAATAGGTACTTCAAAGTTACCTGTATGATGGACGTACAAGAGAGAGGGACAGGTGTTAAAGCACCATCGAAGAACAGCAGTAATGTTTTCCCACCAAGCATTAAGAAACTCAGAGGTGGTCATGTGTATGTAGGGAGTATGTTTGGGCTGAATAAGACAGCACCATCTCCACTACTCAGACTCAACCCAAATGCAATGTTCGGCAAAAATGGTGAGGTGCTATTAACAGAACAAGAGAAGATTAATTGCCACTTAATAGACGTGGCACTAAACAATGTAATCAAAGACAACGACGCGGCGACTGAATATGTCAGTTCATTAGCAACATCAGATGATGGAATTTTAAAGGATTAGATATGGGACTATATGTAGAAGTAAATGATAAAGCAAATTGGTGTACTGAAAACGGTGAGATGGTAAAGAACCCGACATTTGAGAAAGATGCAGACACGCTTATCTGCTGTCTTATAGACAACGTTATCTTCTATGCTATTGGGGTAGCATACTCAGAAGATGAGCTAGCTGTTTTTAGAGAGCCTGATGGAAGAAGAAAAGATTTCTTCAAAGTGAAGAAGTCGCTATTGAAAGAGGTAGCACCAGAGTATGAGACGTATGTCAAATAGTAGATAGTGTGCATATGCACACTATCTACGTCTTGATGTACTCATTGGTGGTTGTGTTTCTGGTAAACTGATTTTCTTTTTTTCTGCTTGTTTTGCACCTTGGTTGTTTGCTAGTGTCTTAATGTTTGCATCAATCGATGTTAGTATCTCATTCCTCTCTATGGCTAGTTTCTCTAACTTTCCAATATTTAAGCTCATTGACTCTGTATGCACTTCCGTCATAGGCTTCTTTGTTGCTACAATCTTCTCTTTGTCTTCTTTTAATGCTTCTTGCTTTGCTACGGTTGTCTTCTTTACTGGTGTTTGTACTACTGTTTCTTTCTCAGCACCTTCTCTTTCTACTTGTGGGTTTGTTGGTCGCTTATCACTCATCAATCTAGGTGTGCTGACTGATTGTCGTGGTGGTCTTCCTACATTGTCGCTCTTCATCTTGTCAATGTGTGCTGTTGGTGCTATATTAGAGCCACGTAAAAGCATCACACCCTCTTTACCCTCATCTTTTGTTTTATACGATACCAACGCATGCCATAGCACTCTATCTGGAGTAATGTTAAAGTTCTTCATCAGACAAGCACCTACTTTTAAGAGAGACTCTTTCTGCTTATCAGTGTATGGGTCCCACCCCTTCTCTTCTGAGTGGTTACATACCATCTCTATCCCTATGGATACGAGAGAGCTTACTTCGTGGTACTCTGGACGTCTCTTTCCTACGTGGTAGACAACAGATGTAATATCTCCAACTAGAAATATTGTGCCATCTTTATCAATCCAGAGTTGTGTTCCATAACCATCTGACTTCATTCTCCCGAAGTAGAGATTACTCCCTGCTGTATTGTGGATAATGAGGTATTTTGGGTCACCGTTAAAGTGCAGGTTTCCAGCTTTCTCAACTGCCTTCTTAATAGGTGGCATCTTTTTGATAGTGAGTCCACAGAGGTCTTTGTCGACAATAGTCTCTTTTGGTAAAGATACTTCGATTGTACCACCACTCGCTCTCTCTTTATATTTAGAACCAGGGCGACTCTCTTCAGCATCTCCTTCTAACTCAGTCTTTTCAAAGTACTCTCTCGTATTCTTATCTGCTGATGAACCAAAGAAGAAATCTATCGCCCCTTTAATAGCATCTTTCACACTTGAGATAAGACCATTTCCACTACCTCCACCTTCTTCTTTTTTCTTATTTTTCTGTTCATCCACTTCATCAACAATGCCTGAGTCAGGTAGCTTGTCTAATGCTCTCACTCTCTTTAAGACTTGTTTCATATTATCATAACTGTTGTGTGCTACGTTATTTGTCTTGGTGTAGTATGTCTTTCCAGTACCTGGGTTCTCAATAGATGCAAACTCTTTTGATAATAAGTAGACAAAGTGTCTGTCTGAGATGATACCCTCTTTCCATTCCCTATATTTTCGCGTTATCATTAAGCGTTTGATAATAAGTTTATCTTGTGTTTTACTATTAAATAAGTCTGACTCACGTACTCCTGCTTTTTTATAAACCTCTTTCAATGTCACCGGAATGAACTGGTACTTTCCTATTGCACCACTCTTTCCTTTTTTCACGAGTGCCTTTTGTAGTATGAAAATTTCTGTCAATGTCATACTTGTAGGTTTGAGTTTCTCCTTCGCACCTAGCACCTGTTCATTGTTAATGATATCATACCCTTTATCGCCCTTACCAGATTCATACTGCGAGATAGACTCTAATAGATACCTGTCACCTTTTGTAATATGTTGTGGTGATGGTAGTGTTGGTTTCTCTGTACGTATTTGGTCTAATGAGATATTTGGATTCCATGTACCTATCTTTTCATCTTGAACTTCTTTTACTTTCTCTTTATCAGGCTCTTTTGTTGTCTTTCCATATTCGTTGTTCATCTTTGTCATCATATGTGGGGCTACTTGTGTGGCTCCAGATGCTCTGTTTGTTCCTGGAGTATGTGTGCTTTCTACTTTCTCTTTTGCTACTGCTTCGGTTGGTGTTCCTGATGCACTAGGTAACGTTGTAGCGTAAGCATCAACTGCAAATGAGCCAGCAAGACCAATCACAGGAATCATTGATACCACAGAACTCAATACATTCAAACCTGCCTTTGCATAGTCTCCAGAAGCGATGTTCTTCGCAGCCAAGCCAAGGTTGATAGCTGTTCCTACACCAGGTATCCTCTTCATTACTTTTGTAGCCGATTTAGGAATACGTTTCGTGAGCCACGACCACATCCCTTTCTCTGCTTTCTCTACCTTGACTACATCCGTCTTTAGTGCAGTCTTTTGCTTCTTTATCTCTGTATCTTTTATCTTCTTGGACTCTTTCTCTATCTCCTCCTTGATAGCCGTCTCTGTCTTTTGTGGTGTTGCTTTGATACGTTCTAATCGCTTTCTTGCATTGCTTCTTCTTTTAATCGATGAGCCATAATCATACGCTTTCTTTGCACCGTATGCCCCACCTGCCATCATTGCTACATCAGTCATACTCACATCTTCATCAGTGAGACTGTCTTGCTCTTGAGTACCAGTCAAAGATGCTTCATAATCATCTACTTCGGTGTCTGGTGCATATGATGCTTCAACCATCTCATCGACCAGTGTTGGCTCTAACTCTCCTGCATTTGCATCTGTACCAGACATCATATAGGTCAGTAATGCACCTATTGCTAGTTTCCCCTTGTTCTTAGCAATGAGATTAATAGCAGATTTTAAGAGTCCTGGCTTCATTGTTTTGTTGTTTATACTTCTACCTGCACCAGATATTTTTCCACCTAGTGTTTTAAATCCAAGTAAAGATACCATACCACCTAGTATCTGTGCGAGTATCCCTGTGCTAGAAGTGATGGTCATTCCGAGTGTCTTTGATAACCAAGTGATTGGTTTCTTTAACCCCATACCTATGGCTTTGAGCAACCCACCTTTTGTAAAGAACCCAACAAGTGCCGCTAGCCCCATACCCATTGTCTTCAATACTCTACCAGATGACATCACTGTTTCACTTAGAACACCAAGTGTTTTTGGTATCAGTGTGAAGGCACTCCCTAATAGTCGTATGAGCCAGCTACCTGACTTCTCATTCTTTGTCACTGGCGTAACATCTTTGCTCTTTTTATCTTTATCGCTCTTCCCAAAACTAGATAGTCTGTCTAACCAACCACCATCTCTGTCTCCATCACCATCATTATCTCCAGCAACTTTGTCTTTCTTTTTGAGTGCGTCAGAGACACCAGAGACGACACGATTAATAAAAGAACCCTCTTTCTTCTTCTCTTCTTGATATGCACTTCCTACTTTACCTGTAAGGTCTGCTGTACCATTCTTAATGTCAGAGTACTTGAGGTCTTTCATTGCATCGACACCAGACGCAATACGCTCTTTCGCATCTTTAAATGTAAATGACTTTAACTTCTTGTTTCTCTCTTTAACGAGCTTCTCTGTTGACTTCCTTAGCTCATTGAGTTTCTTTAAGTACTTCTTCTTTCTCTTTGAGTCTGGTATACTATCAATGAGCTTCTGTAACTTCTCCTCTTCATCAACGAGTACTTTAATCTTTGTTGTATAGAATGATTCAACTGTTTGGTATGCCTCGGTATCTTCTACCTTGCCTTTTAGACTCTTGTATACAGCTTGTCCCTTATCTTTAGAGAACTTTCCTAGCTTCTTGATATCTTCAAATAGTAAGTCAAGCTCTTTGTCTTTTGCTAATTCACCACCTTTCTCATAGAGTGTTTTAGATGTATTGATAACATCTTTCTCAAATGTGTAGACGTCATTCTCTTTGATATACTCTTTCGCAACCTCTGCTTTCTGCTTGAGTGACTCGTAGTGTGTCTTCTCTTTTGCTATATCAGTAATCGTTGTCTTGAGTATCTCTAGTTTTGCCTTAATGCCTTTTGCTTCTACATCATCTTTTGTTGCTCTGAGTTCTCCTTCTAATCTTTGGTACTCTTTCTTAGCAACATCGTACTTCTTCTCAATATATCCAACAGCAATGTTATACTTCTCATATTGTGATAGATTCTTATCTAGTTTTGATACGAGAGATGAAACTTCACCTTTGACGATACCTATCTTATCTTTAAAGTATACATCAAGCTTCTTGTCTTTCACAAAGTCTTTTGTAGACTTATAATACTTTGATAACTTCTCTTCGAATTGGTCTTTTACGACGCGTGACTCATTAGAGATGTTTGCACGCTCTCTGTCCTCATTTGTAATAACCACTTCAGTATCATCATAGGCATCTAACATTGCATCGACATTGAACTTCTTATAGTTATCCCAATCAATACTATACACACGCGTACGTTTATCATATGTCACAATACCAGACTCTATCAGGTTATCTGCAAATCCATCTTCTATTAGAGAGGTAATCTTTTTCGTAGACTCTAACTTAGAAGCATTAAATGCTGAAAGTAAACTGTCTGCTTCATATCGTCTCTCTGAGTCTATTGCCTTTACTTTCTTTCCGTTCTCGTCTGTTGTTTCAAACTCTGTCTCACCAGCTTTCTTAATGATAGTAGAGAACTTCTTCTTCTCTTCAGCCGACAAGTCTGAAAAGAGACCATCTTCTTTATTTATCTGTGTATCAATATGGTCTATTGATATCTTACCATCATACTTTGCCATAGACTCTACAAACTTACGTTTCTCATCAGTGGTGAGTTTCTCACCAGAGAGTGCTTCTAGCCCGTTCACAACACTTCTGAACTTCACATTGACATTATCCTCTTTATACTTATCTGTCAAGTCTGTTTTTAAGTTACTCAAAGCATCATCGTTTGTCATCATCTTTGACTCTAAATAGTAGTACTTCTGTTGCTTCGCATTCTTATCGCCATTGAGCTTTTTTAACTCTAATAACTGTAATGACAAATATTCTGGTAGGACTTTGTTAATCGTCTCATATGTTCTATTATCAAATGTTGCTAGTCCGGATAGGTTCTTCTTATCCTCATATGCTTTTGTGTCGTAGTTCCCTGTCTCTGTCTTGAATAGAGATGCCAAGAAGTTATATGTACCTGATGCAAAGTCAGAATCAGAGGTATTCGCTTTATGTTTTAATGTATCGTATGGGTTTGAGAAGAACTTGTCTGAATGGTAACGTACTTTCTTACCTAACTTTGTTTTAGACAGTTTATTTGCGGCCATACCAAGAAGACCACCACGTACTCTCTCTGTAGCCATCGTAGTAGCCATTCCTTCTTTCGTTGCAGCGGCACGTTCAGCAGGACTCATCATCGCTAACATCTCCGGGTCATTCATGTCATTAATGTCAACAATCGCATCAGCACCCATCTGACCCATTCCGATGCCATCTAATACAGCAGATGTAATATTAGAGAGTTTCCGTTTTGTGTTACGTTTAACGTCATCTACCCAGTTGTTTCCACTAAAGATATTGTTATAGAGTGATTCTCCTGCTGACATCTTCATCTGCATGGCGATAGCCTCTGTTGTCTGCATCTTTAATCCATCTGGTAGTGCTGTATTGTGAATCACTGCATCGAGCTTCTTCACCATATCTTTTGCTATCTCAGCTTGGTTCTTATTGATAGACTTGAGTTCGTAGAGTTGCTTAAATCCTAGACGTAGTGACTCACGGTAGAACTTGTTGTTCATACTGATAGCTTGTAGTTGTGTCACATTACCATTAATAATTGTTTCGTTTATCTTCTTTAAGTTCTCATCTGTGATAGATGCTGTTAGTGCTGCTAGTTTTGTATTTGACTCTTCTAACCTATCGGTGAAGTCACCCATCGTCCCAGATATACTATCAGCAATTAGCTTATCTTCATTCGGTCCACTCGAACCACGTTTCTTCTCAATGTCTGCACCAATGAGCGATGCAAACTTATCTGTTATTTTAGAGATAATTCCGTCATTTGGTGCTATCTCTTTAATGGTTTTTAAAAGTGGTTCTGTCCCTTTGACCATCTCATCTTTAGCATTGTCTATCTCACTACGCACGTCAGAGATAGCATCTTTTATTTCACCACCACGTTCGTCTCCTGCCAACGCGGGTATCCCCCTATCAATCGCATCTAAAGCATTGTTCATCGCTTTGTCTTTGATTGTATTCCCTTCACCAGTTATCTTCGATATAAACGTTGTCTTTATATTTCCGGCAGTGGAGTTTACGGGTTCTCGACCATCTCCTAAGTCACCAGACCCATCATCATCAATATCAAAGTCATCTGGAAAATCAAAATCATCTGCCATTTTATGTCCTTTATGTAAGTATATGTCAGAAAAAACCAATGACAGCGATGGTTTCAATGACTAATTGACAAAGGAAAACAATGGAACATATTGGAGAATTAAAGATAGAGCTATTTTTCCCAAATAAGAAATACGTACAATATATGAATGAAGTCACAAACGTTAACTTGTTCACAAATATGGGTAGAGAGATTGATGAAGATGGTTTATACTCGCAACGTATTTTCGGCGTTGTTGGTTCTGAGATGCGTATGAATGCGTGGGCATATATCGATTTAAATATCCCTATACTTCACCCTAGAATATACTTTTATATTACGAAACTAGGTATGCTATATGATAAGATACTTTCTGGTAAAGCATTTGCTATCTTTGATAAGAAAAAGAAAGACTTTGTACTCTCTGATATTAAAGATGGTGAGACAGGATATTACTTCTTTATGAAGCACTTACACGAAGTAAAGTTTAGAGAGACAGGTTCTAAAGAGAGACAAGATATGATAGATACTATCTATAAGTACTTAGGTAGAGGAACATTGTTGAACGATAAACTAATGGTATTGCCTGCTGGACTGAGGGATTTCCAAATTGACAGTAAAGGGAAATTAGTCGAAGATGAGGTGAATGACATCTATCGTGCTGTCTTTAACAGTGCTGTACTATTAAAGAATATCTCTAATATAGAGTATGCTGATGCATTCCGATACAATTTACAAAAGAAAGTTAATGAGCTTTACTTACACTTCTTAAACGTAGAACAAGGAAAACGTGGATTTATTCAAGGGAGTTGGGCAAGTAGGGCGGTCGAGTTTAGGAGTAGGACTGTCATTACAGGTACGCCAATTAGAATTGACGACCTCTCTAAAGTAGACATCGATATCATCGACACATGTGATGTTGGTCTGAAGCAGTACGTAAAGGCAATTGACCCCATTACAAAACATAGTATCACAAAGTACTTTATCAGCAATGCCTTTAGAGAGGGTATCTCAACAGCACTCTTATTAACGAAAGATTTCAAAAAGAGAGAGGTCCCTATCAGTATCAAAATGCAAGAGACTTGGGTAACAAATGATGGTCTCGATAAAGTTATGAACACGCTTATGGACGCCAGTGTAAACAATGAACCAGTAAGAATAGGTGATTACTACTTGGCAGTGATTGTGGATAAAGGAAGAGAGATAGATTACTACCCAGATGTCTCTATGATTCCTGAAGACGATAAAAAGTATATGAGACCACTCACATATGGTGAGATGTTTTATGTCTCTATCTACGATAAGGTAAAACAGTTACCTGGGTTTATGGTACGTTACCCAGTAACGGAACAAGGCTCTGTTGTTCCTGTAAAGGTAGGTGTACATACCACAACAAACACAAGACCTGTGACATTCACATTCAAAGGCATTGGAAAACAGTTAGAGATACCAAAATACCCATCACAAGAAGATGAGTGGATAAATGGTATGAACATTCCTCACTTCAGATTGAGTGGTCTTGGTGCAGATAGAGATGGTGACCAGATGTCATTGACAGTTGCTTTAATGGAAGAGTCCATCGATGAGACAAACAAACTCTTTGATAGTTGGGAAATTTACTTAAAACCGGACGGTACATCAGCAATGGACTTCGGAGATAAGATTTTAAAGAACGTGATGCAATTTATGACAAGGAGAAGATAGTGTTTACCTATGAAAAATTAGAGAGACTCATTGGTGTTAGAAAAGTATCTGACTTTACAAACCCTAGAGTTACAAAGAGTTTAGAGTTAGAGATGCCTATAAACAGTGCAGTATTATGGTATCACAAAGAGTATATTGGAAATAATCTATTCTTAAAGGTAAAGAATAAACCAAAGGTGCTTCCTATTATGAAGTACTTTAAAGAGAAGCCAGGAAAGTTTAGACGTCTCTCACTAGAGTTACCAGCAATGATACAGAAATTAAAGAAGATGGATACCGAGAAGCAATTTGATTTTGTCTCTTCTAAAGGAAAGTTGTTCTTAGTGGATAGACGTGTTCCTATCGTCTTCGACTTCTATCGATTGGAGTACTTATATAAGTATCAAAAGTATCGTGGTGAAGAGTATGATAAACAGATGAACCTGTTGAATACTATCCTATCTGCGTCAATTGAACCAGATAGAGCTACTAGCAGGACTATCTATATTCCGGTACCAATACCAAAGTACATCCCTAAACTAGCTATTATTAAGGAAGCACTCAAGTATAGTAATTATAAGACACTACAACTCGTAAAAGACAAGGATATGCTACTTATCCTAGAGATGATAAAGAAACTCACTTCTAAGTATAATAACACATCTATCTTTAATAGAATCACCAATATCCAAGAGTCTGACTTAAAGTTTATCTTTGGATTAAATGGTTCTATCACAGTATGTTCTATCCAAAATCTCTTCGCACTTTATAAAGAGAATGATATTATATCCAAAGTAAAGGGCGTGGATGAGAACCAAGCAATAAAGTTATTCTTATACTATCTTTTAACAATTACCACAAGGTCTACAAAGACATTGAAAGAGCTGGATAAAGATACATCAACCGATGTAGGTGTTGGTGGTACTGTAAATGACGATATTGACACGATGATTGAAGACCACAATGAAAGACAGAAAGAGGTGACTATTGAAGAGAGTGTCGTTACAGAGAAAGAGAAAAGCTTAGAAGAGATACTAACTGAAGAGAAAGGAATAGATGCAGATGCCAGAGAGTTCTTAGAAGAGAAACTAGAGAAGGGAATCATCACAAAGAAACACTTTGATAAAGTCATGGAGTCTATCAAAGAGAGTAAACGTATTGAAGAAGAAAATATTATCACAGATGAAGACGCAAATCTGATGATTGAAGAGTATCCGGACTCCATCATCATTAAGGATAAAGAGATGCTCAAAAACACAAATACTGCCTTTGCTAAACAGTACCTAGAGAAAGGGTATAAGAAGCATCAGAAACGTGTCTTTAATCAGTTTGCTCGTATTGGTATGGTGATGACAAATCACGAAGTAGTAGAAAAGCGAGATGTGGCATATGCTGAAGATACCCATATCATCTCTTACATTAACAATAAAGGGAGAGAGATAAAGATACCTATTATTGTACCTGCAATGGACGAAGGTGGAGTTTTTAAGTTAAATAGTAACGAGATGATTATGGTTGGACAGAAAGCAGATGTCCCTATTAAGAAGATTTCATATAGCACTGTTGCATTAAACAGTTATTATAGCAAATCGTTCATTTCTAAAGTTATCTCATCAAGAGAGGATATCTCTATCGCCATACATAAACAGTTGAAGAAAGCTGTTGATAATGGCGACAAGAACATTGGTCTGATGATTGTTGGTACTTGTACTGTGGCGGCTGTCAAACTCCCTCATATGTATCAAGTCATAGGTCGGAAGATAAAACTCTTAAAGTATAAAGGAATAGGATTATCATTTGACTACAAAACGAGACTGAATAAGTTTAAAGATGTTGATGAGAAGTTCGGTGTCGTCGTAGCACAACATGGGAAGAGTACATACTATATCAATATGTCAAATCATCTCATTAAGGTGACAAATAAGAAACCTGAAGATTTAGGCGATATCATTACGTTCATAGGGTTACGTTATGCAGACTTACCAAAAGAGTATGCTAGTATGAAGATTATGGGAACGACGATTCCAATGGCTATCATCTTATCATACTATGATGGTATAACGTCACTGATGAAAACTCTGAAAGTACGTTATAAATCCATTGGTGAAAGAGAACGATACACACCAACAGAGAAGGAATACGTCTTACGTTTTAAAGATAGGAAACTCATTATCGAAAGTGATTGGTATGATATTGTCATTGGTGGATTACTCTCTATGAATGACCTAAAGTACTACACTTTTGATGCTATGAATAGTGAGAGTGGTATGATTGATGTTGTGAACAATATGAATATCAATAGTAGAAGACTCTTCACAGAGTTGTCCCTGATGAAACGTTTATGGGTAGACCCTATGACATATGACTTACTAAAGAGAATGAAAGAACCCACAACATTTGTCGGATTACTCTATCGAAGTATCGATATGTTAAAGGATGACTTCCATAAGAAACAGAATGATGTTTCTGGGTTAGTGATGCGTAGACACGAGAGACTCAATGGTATGCTCTACCACATTATGGCTAAAGCTGTACGAGACAACGAACATAAAACAGGTATGGTGAAGACAAAGCTCACTGTTAACCCATATGAACTCAAAGCTATGCTCGCAGAAGATGGAACATTTACCTTAGTAGATGACTTAAACCCATTCACAAAGTTAAAACAAGAAGAAGAGATTACATTAATAGGTAAATTTGGTAGAGACAAAGCTAGTATCGCATCAAGAGACAGAGTATTCGATAAGAGTAGTATGGGGTATGTCAGCGAGGCAACAAAGGATAGTGGTCAAGTAGGTGTCACAACATATCTACCAGGTAGTTCTAAGATGGATAATATGTTTGGTGTAATGAAAGAACACAATGAACTCTCTATCTCAAACATCGTGAGTAGTAGTATGTTAGCATTCCCATATGCAGATAAAGATGACAACAAAAGGCAATTATACATCTCTGTACAAAACAGTTCTGTCGTTCCAACGGAGACACAACGTGTATGGCCAGTTGGGACTGGTTATGAATTGCTTATACCGTATAGGATGGGTAAAAAGTTCGTAGCTTATGCGACAGAAGAGGGTGTGGTTGAAGCTGTTTCTAATAAGTATGTCTCTGTAAAGTATAAAAGTGGAAAGAAGAAGAGGTACAAACTAGCCACATGGAATACGAAAGAGATAGGTGGCTTATCGTATAAACATACATTGGTAACACCATTAAAGAAAGGAGATAAACTCAAACCGTACGATTTTATCTACTATGATACCGCATTCTTTGGTGTTGATATCTTTGACGACAAAACGGTAGTCTATAAGGGTGGAGATACCTGCTTAGTAGCACTCAATGAGAACCAAGAGACATACGAAGATTCTGCCACGATTGATAGAGAGTATGCTAAGAAGTTTGTGACAAACTTAACATCGGTTTTCTCATATACTATACCAATTGACTGCAAATTGAAGTTTGTGTCCTCTGTCGGTGATAAGATATCGTTTGGAGATACACTCATTGACTTTGTAAACAACAATGGATTTGATGACGGTACACTAGACTCTAAAGATGGTAAAGAGTTTATTGCTTCTTTAGATAACAATGCATTACGTTCTGAAGCAAAGGGGGTTGTGATAAATATTGAAGTCTATTACAGAGCCGAACAAAAAGAGATGAGTCCTAGTATCAGAAAGTTTATCGAAGAGATAGATAAAATGATGATAGAGGAGAAAGGGTTTACTGGAAAGGTAGACCATACATACTCTATTAAAGCCAGACCACTTGATGAAGACCAAGTAGAGATAAAGTTCTTCTTAGAGAAGAAGAATGGCATGAATGTCGGTGACAAAGCTATTGCGATGAACCAACTAAAGATGACGATTGGTGAAGTGGCAGATAGAATTGAAACAGCTGATGGAAGAAGAGTAGATTATACTACCAGTGATAGGAGTATTGGTGCGAGGATTGTAAACTCCCCATATGACATCGCATCTACAACAACAGTACTGATGGTGGCGACAGAGAAGATTCTTGAGCTAGACAAAATTTAACTGAACTTATGAAAAGGAATACATATGGTAACACGTATTGACAACATCACAGAGAGTATCGTTTCGATACTCCACGGAGTGAGAGAGCATCTCGATGATAGACACATTAAGGTAGATGCTGACAAGAAAGACAAATTACGCGTACAGCTCTTATTACACGCTAAAATCTCTGATAGACTAAAAGGACTATAATGTTAAAGAACTTAATACACGAACAGATGAGTAATGGTAGACGTTTTGCATTTAAGAACCACGCCGATATCTCAGGTATTGCTAGTCACAGTAAAGCTGAGAGAGATGAAATTATTGAAAGAGCATCAAGAGCATATGCAGAATTGCTCTTCTTTATTAAGAATGATGGATTTGCTATGGTAAGAGACAGTATCGATTTTGTCAAGACGTATGCTGAAGAGGCTTTCAATAAGGATAACCGTACAGCGATACCAAGTGTTGTCTATGTATCACACGACCAAGATATGGTTGAGCTTGTATCTAACAGTATCAAAATGCAACATATTGTTATCTCACATAGTTCTAGTCTACCAGACACATTCGATGTAAACACATTGAACGGAGATGTTGTAGCTAAAGAGAAGCTATCTCTGATGGATAAGAAGACGATTGATGAAACGATTGCGTCTGTCAACCGCATTATGCGAGGCGACAGTATCTTTAAAGAGACTGGTGCTAATACAGAGAAGCTCACAAATATCTTCTACTTGATGAAGTGTGTGGTTGCATCTGAACCATTGCGTGGCTCTCTTGGAACAGTTAGCAATTATAAACACGACACAAATGCCCTGTTAACAAATGTCACTGAAGCACTACGTATGAATATCAACAAGTATGAACAGATGATGGAAAATGAGATTCTCCTTATCGACGTTAGAGACAATACTATCTATGTGGTTGGTGCACTCAAAGGCTTGTTTTATAGTCGTGGTGGTGAAATTGAAATGTTATATGGTCTAGCTTACGTAAAGGATAGACCAAAGTCTATTAAACGTATCCTAGAGTTCAAGTCACCACTCTTACAAGCATTTAAAGAGGCAGAGACGACTATCAATATGTCTAGACTCTCTTCATCAAGAGGTATTTATACAAAGGCATATTTAGAACTCATTGATAGACTCTTTGCAGACCAGAAAGAAGATATCTCATTTGCCTATACAAACAAGAATATGAAGATTGAATTTCATAGACTCATTGCACCGATGCACACGGTTGATATTGCAAAGATTAAACCCATTGTGACGTTCATCATGTCAAAGCTATTAGAGAACTATGACTTTGGGACATTCGTAAAGTATATCGAGCACTATCGCAGAGAGACACCAGACATTGATATGCAGTCATTGGCAAATGTTGCATTGATGGAGATGATTACTGATATGGTTGTGGATAATATGGAAATATACAATGTTTAACAAACAGCTTCTTAAAAGGAATGATAAGAAGATTAAATCTATGTTAACGAAGAGGAATGGTATGATTGAGTGTAGCAATACACTCTTCGTACTCTTTCCTAAACGTTATGAAACCAAAGGATTAGCAAACATTGATGACACTGTCGAAGTATTCGGTGTCTGCCTAGTGGTGGATAAAGATTACAACTATACTGTCTTTAAGCTCCCTAACCTTATTCGTTTCTCACCTATCGCTATCGACATGGAAGAGATTGATGGGAAAGAGTATTTCAAGATGGAGTTCAAACCACCTATGTTTATCGAATCTACACAAGTTATCGATAATGCCGACCCAGTATTCGTCATGTTAGAAGATTGGGCAGCGTGGGCTAACGTACCATTCTTTTTGACTAAAGATGAAGTCTTACAAACCATTACGAAATCTATTGATACGACGAGTACAAAGTTTGGTACTGTACTCAACCGATTTAGTTCGTTGTTAGCAGTCATTGATAGAGATGAAACAGGAAGCATTGAGACAAGACATATGAAAGATATCAAAGTGAGAAAATGGGTAGGTCTTGTTGATGCATCCTCTATCTACAATAACAACTTTGCACGGATTGTTGGTGGGTACTTCAACAAGGGTCTTGCTGTGGGTATCTTAAAAGATAAAACAGAAGTAACAGAATTAGAAAAAGTATTTAGGAGATAGTATGAGTAAATTCTCATTTGACAATATTACAATAGAGGGTGCTAACTTAAGCTCTAAGGAACATAGTGATGGTTCATTTGATATCATCTGTGGTGCATACAACGTTTCAAGCTCAGAGGGTGCATTCTATGTCATCAGCGACAGTGTGCGTAATCTGTTCTCATCTACGGATAGACTCAACAAGGAAGCGAGTGCTGGTAATATCAAATCAGAGGTGGAACACCCAACAATGAGATTTGATGAAAGAGTAGAAGAGTTTGTAGAGAGGTTTCGTTCTTTTGACGAAAATAACACATGTTGTGTTATGAATAAAATTACATTAGACGTTAATCCAACAAGGGTAGCATTCCAAGAAGAACCTGTTTATTTGGTAAGAGCAAATATCACACCAACAGATTCTCCACTCGGTGCTAAGTTACGTTCTGACTTGAAAGACAACACTATTGACGTAGCATTTAGTCTTCGTGGGTTTAGTAATAGACAAACGATTAATGGTGTCCTTTACAAAGAGTCTTACTTTATTGTTGGGTATGATAGAGTGAGTCGTCCAGGCATAAGAGTAGCTAGACAGAGTCAGTGGTTAGACTTTGATATTGAAAGTGAAGAGTCTGTCATTAGTGATAGAGACGCATTAAAACTCTATGAGTACAGTAGAGCGAAATCTATGACAGATACTGAGAGTGACGCTGACCGTTCATTCTATTCAACACTCGCAACCGCTTTGACTGGGTGTGATGACGACAGTTGTGTCTTCTTAGCCTATTAATACATCATACATAGTCATATGGCTATGTATGTAACCATTTGATTTTTCCTGAATTTACAGAAAAAGGACAATAATGTCAGTTATATACTCATTACCTCAATTTGATTATGACCCATTAACACAGTATATATCACCTATCTTAGATACCTCTACAAATGATTATAATATAGGAGATAGTGGATTTTTAGCCAGTATCGAAACATTACCAGAAGACCCAGATGATTTATCAAGACAAGCTTATTTCAAGACAGTAGCAGACTCAGAGTTTATGAACTCTAGCGTTGGTGGACACATTGCTCTTGGAATACCATATGCTTTTACAAGGCACGCAGAACCGCCACGCGTTGGATTATTAGCGGGAAGACCAGAGTATATCGATGAACCAGATTCCCATAAGTTAGGAATGTCTAGAGCGTATGCTGAGATGTTCCAGATAAACTCTAAACCTAGGATACTCGTACTAGAGTTTGGTAAGCCTAAGTTTCGTAGTATGTTTGCATTCTTTAGTTCTAGTGTGGATTATGGAAAAGCGATTATCGCCAATGAAGGTAGAACAACATTCTGGTATAAGACTGGGTTAGTTGCTGGTACGATAGGAGCGTTCTTGGTACGACCCGGATTAATGGCACTTTACTTTATTGGCAAACTTATCAATCACATACTAAACTTTACAGATGATAGGTACTACTCATTTAAGCCAGATATGCATAACTACTTACAGACTGCAAACATCATACTCACACAGTTACAGATTGAGAGAGGATTAGTAAAATCTATTGTAGACCCTACAAAGACTAGTAAGTCTACTGATAGGTATGGTGTGAGTATCACACTAGATACATCCTATATAGAAGAGTTTGCTGATTTAATGCCAGAGATTTTCGATAAACGATATGGGTTAGATATATATAAAATTATTGCTAGACCACAGTTGATGGTAAACAACTTAATAAAGCAAGAAGAGGGAATACTTCTTAAAGGTGTTAGTACAGTTATTCGTGTAGCGAATCCAGTATTGAAACCATTTAAAGATGCCATAGAGACTATTAGTAACTTATCTAGTAGTACAAAAGATGTAGATAAATATGGTAATGTCTTGGTAGATAAATCGCAGATACCTACATCGTTAGATGCTGGGGATGTTGATGAGTATAAGATAAAAGATGCAAACGGACAAACAAAAAGACTACCACACGATGACGATGAGTGGTCAACTGATTTCAGTAGTTACCTAGACGTCGTTCGCAAGTATGGAATGGAGAATATATCACTCTACGTAGACTATGTTGGGCCTAGCGAAATTACATTTACAAACTCCACTAAAGATATTCCTGCAAAGTCTGTCATCAATAACATAGGAACAATGAGTAGAGATGTTCGCTTCTCTTTATCTGGAGGAAACGTAATCAATGACTTCGTAGATACTGTTGGAAAGGCAGCACGCGATATTGTAGCAGGAACACTCAATGGTGCGACATTCGGCTTATCGAACGTCATTCTAGGGTTGATTGGTGGTGGATACTTACAATTTCCAAAGATGCACGATACCAGTAGTGTCACCGTACCAACACATACATTCAAAATGAGGCTAGGTGGACCTTATGGGAACCCATTATCATTATGTTTGGATATCGATGTCATTACTGCATTGTTGTTTGCAGGTGTCGCACCACTCTCTACTGGCCCATCATCGTATACTTCACCTTACCTATGTAGAGCGTTCTTGCGTGGTATATTAGATATAGACTTTGGTATGATTACGAGCCTTAGTTATAAAGCAGGAGATGGTGCAGGAAGAAATATTTATGGTCAACCATTAGAAGTAGAAGTGACATTTACAATATCTGACTTTAGTGATGTCGGTACTGCACCGGTAAACAGTGGTTTCTTTGGTGTGATGGGTGGTGAAATGAATGACCACGATGTACTATCCAAGTTCTTACGTACAATGGGTGCTAGAAGTTATAGCAATTCTCGCTATATGTTAAAGAATGCGAAGTACAGACTCGCATCGATTGAGAAGGGTTTAAACGATATCAGAAACCCGGCTAAGTGGGCAACAATGGTAGGAGATAGTATCATTGGTGACGTCATGAAGATTGGAAATGTAAATAATAGTATTACAAAGATATTTGAATAGTCCACACGGACTATTCAAATGCAATATTGTAACGTATCTATGGTAGAGCCTGGCTCTAGTGTTTCTAGCTCCTTATCGTTAAGTGATGCTATCTTCATCCCTTTTAGTGTTGATGAATTATGGTAATCCTGTTCTGATAGACTTGGGTCTAACACCAGTAATGAGTTTTCGAATGTTTCAAACTCTTCTGGTTTCATCTCCACCACTGATGGTTCTTTCAATGTATGCAGACTATCTCTACCTATTAGTAACCCACCACTGCCCGTTCTTAATTCTGTTTCTGTCTGTGTAGTTGTGAGTGCTTCGCCATTCTTATCGAGTGACTCTGTGATTGATGACGTGATTCCTCTATGCGTTTCACCATACAATCTTCCAGCAGATGTAGAAGCAATATCATTGACAGACGACACAGTTTGATTTGTCGGTGTCTCTTTCTTTGTGTTTGTTGTAAATATATGTGGTACAGTGGATGCAAAGAGAACATTCACTTTATACTCTTCATCCTCAATCTGTTTATCCAATGAAGCTATCTGTTCATCGTATGGGATTACCTTGCTGTTTGTGACTGTTGGTTCATACGCATTAATCTCTTCATTATAGACATACTCTGGAACATCTTTAATAATCGCACGTTCTGATGATAGCGTGTCTCGTTCGTCTCGCAGTGTTGTCAGTGTTGGTGTATTCATATAGAGGTCTAATGTTGTTGAGAACGTCTTCTCATAACCAGAACACGCAAAAGCTATGAGTAGTGATGCCAGTGCAAACTGCTCAATGTTGTCTCGTGTATATACATCACTATCAACTTCAATACAAGCCTCCTTAAAGAAGTTTAGCAACCCATTCTTTATGTCTATCGGGAGACCAAATGTATTCGACGCAAAGTCAACAAGACCAAAGATAAATTCTAAAAGTTTGTTTAACCCCAATGCATCGAATATATTATTAAGATTAAGCCACTCCAGTAAATCGTTTAGTGCTTTTAATAATGTATTAATAAACCCAGTGACTTCACCAACAATATTCTCTATGACACCAATTAAGTCTTCTACACCAGGTAACTCTGATGCAAACTTAAACGCATCGCTCTTATGTGTATATGAACCGATGTCAAACTTCGACTCCATTCTTACTATATCATCTCTTAACTTGTTCGTACCAAAATCTTGTGCCATACAAACTCCTTTTCTATAATCAGTTAAGACCTCTAGCGTATTGGATAAAAACATTTGCATATTATTTATGTGCAGTAACAAGAGTTGCTAGTATAATAATAAAAGGACTCATATGAGTAACGTAGAAGAAAGAACAGAAGTAGAAGCAGTAGAGACTAAAGAAGAGCAAACGTTTAAGTTTGAACAAGAAAAAGTTTCTGACAAGAACAGTCAGAACGAAGTAACATTAACTCTTAGCGAGAAGTCATCTTATTTAGCACAAGCTAAAGATGCAGAGAAGTCAAAAGAGGTCATCGAAGAGATTGGTAGATACCAGAAGCAACTCAATGATTGGGCTGTCACAGAGTCTGCTAAGTTGATGAATGACGATAAAGTGATTCAAAAAGTAAAGGTGAAGCAAAAGAGTACAAAGCTCACAAGAGGTCTAGCTGTATCTGTCACTGCTGTTAGAGAGAGACAAATCATGGACAAAGCGATGCCATATGTTTCGTCTGCAATAACGTCTGACCAGTTCAGCAAGAAAGATGAGATGAAGAGTCTCCGTGAAAGACTAGCAAAAGAACTATAAGAGTATAGGTTGGGATATCCCAACCTATACCTATCTTCTTTATTTTTCTATTTCCAAGCCTCTGCATGGAAACCAAACTGCTCGCTGAGTGCATTATCAATATCATTGTTATTGATGAACGCAGGCATTAGGTCTGGGTCTTTACTAATGTTTGTCAAGTTATCCAACGCATACTGTCCGATAATTCTACACGCTTCATTGTTCATATCGATTGACGTAAACGGTACACTGAGTTCAGAGATTTGTCTCTCAGTTCCTCTCTCCTCTCTAGAAGCTGTACTTTCGAATGGTCCCATTGGTGACATATTCCCACATACGTAGGCTTCAATCACGTTCTTCATCCACGCGTCTGGTTGAACATATAACATTGTCCCTGTAAAGAATATATTTGATGGTAACTTACCTTTCTCTACATATCCTGGTTTAAGGTCTAGTGTTGCTATAATGTTCATCCCAGTGGCACTGTCTACCGAACCATATCCCATCAAGAATGTGAACAGTCTCTCAATGGTCTTACCTTTACGTTCTACATAGTAGTTTACCGGTGCTGAACGTTCTCTTTTAGAACCAGTGACTTGTTGTAGTATTTGTGAGCCGTCAATATTTACCTCTGAGTGTGTGAAAGAGAGTGTTCTATTTAGACCATCAATCTTCTTTGGTGCTACTGTCATCAAGTTAATCCAGTAGTCCCTGAGCCTTGCACCAAGTGCTTCATCTGTTAAGATGTCAAAGAGTTTTGGTGTTCTTATAACGAACGGAATCACATCTTGGTTCATATGTGCTTCGGCCGAGAAGTACTCCTCAAAGTAGTACCCATCTATCTCCCTTGTCAATGATGGGAGATACCCACCATTGTTTCCATAGTTCAGGTTCGCGATAGGTGATGTTGTTGCACCACCACCAATATCAATACTTAAGACTTCATCTGTTAATTGCATATCATCTTTCCTTTATTGTGTTATTACGCTCTTAACGCTAAGATACTACTGTTTAGTACAGTGAGCATCGATGGACCCCAGATTTTAACTCTGGCAGTTACAGCATATCCAGCGGACATGTCTCTAGGTGTCTTGAAGACTTCAACAGTTGGATTTACAATGTTCGCAAACTTACCACTGATTTTATCTACAATCTTCTCTTGTGTCTTCTTGATTTGCTGTGCTTGTGTAAATACAGCAGCACCTTGAACTTCTCTGTGTGCTTCATCAAGTTTCTTCTCTATGTAACAGACAGCCACAGCAATATACCAGTTCTTTAAGATAGAAGTATCATCAGGATATATCGTTCCAATTTGTGGGTATCTTACTTTCAGTGTGTCTGCAGCATCTGTCCAAATAATCCCAGCATCCCACGCATTTGTCTTCTGGCTCTCAGGCATACGTCTAGGTGTTACATCAGTCAGGTACTCTACAATATTTCCCTCATCGTAGCTGAACTCATATGTTGTATCCCACGTATCTCCACGGAACATCTTTACATTCTTGAGTGCAAAGTCTAATGCGGTTGATACTCTGTATCTAAAGAAGCCAGTGGTACTTAGCCCAGAACCTGCTAAGATAGCTGTCCTAAATCCAGGTGTATTAAAGTCAGCTGACTCGATAGATAAAGATAAGATAGCATTCAGTAATACACCTCTAGAGATATGTTCTTGTACACTGATATCTTTATTTAGTGGGTTGACATCATATGTAGACGCAATCAGTCTCACATCAGTACGATATGAAGTAAAAATACCCATCTTCAAGGTTGTGTCTAATGTATAACCAGTATCTACAAACTCTGAGACAGTAGAGAGTGCTAAGTGTGTCTGTTCACTGTCCTTGTCTGCATATGCCGTGAGTCTACGAATTAAGTCTGCTTCGTGTTCTACAAGATAGTCATCGTAGTTGTCTACAATATTCATTCCATCTAGACCACCTTCTAAGAATAGTGTGGTATCTTTTGTCATATTGATTCTGTTACCAGCATATGCCAATGACTCATCATTAAGTACGAGGTTATCAGAACGACGTGTGTTCTCCATAGGTGCACCAGATGTGTAGATACAGTTAATGAAGTTTAAGATGTATGGTACAGCGAGTGCTTCTTCTTTTGCTGCTTCTGACTCAAACTCGGTAAAGTCACTCCAGGGAATCACTGTTCCATCGAAGTTTTCCGCTTCTTTCGTCAAGATATTCTCAAATAGTGGACGAATACCAATCCTGTGATAGATGACTTCTCCGATGATAGGTGCCTTATATTCGTACTCTGGACGCGTTGTATTCTCAAATCCTTTAGGGAACAAGTCTTCTAATGTTGTTGTGACACCAGTGACAGGGTGTGATGCATTTGGGTCAAATGTAACAGTATAGCCGTCTGTCGATTGGATTGTTTTAATAATCGTCTCTTCACCACTCTCCATATCAACAAGACCTATAAAGTACGCCATATTACGTGCTTTATCCATCATATCTTTATCTGCACTGTCACCTGTTAATGGATAGAGCTTCAGTCCAATACCATTGTAGTAGTCCCCGTGTGCAATAGATTTGATTGTCATGATAGGTGTCACTTCGCCATCTACTGTCTCATCACCTTTTGTAATAGCATCTTCAAATGTTCTGACTTGCAGTGCATCAATATCTTCATCAGACATAAATCGAGCTGATAGTTGGTAGTATTGTACTGGCACCTTTGCGTCATCGTCACTATCGTCCACTGTCCACTCACCATCTTCCCAGACACCAAAACCATTCTCATCTCTTTTGATAGGGTATGAGTCTGCTAAGTCACTTGATGTACGTGTAACAAAGATAGTAATGTTTGCTCTACCATTTGTGGGATTGTCGTCTGGGTCAATCGGTACATACATTGCTCTCATCACTGTCACTTGTGCAGCCAAACCGATTGCTTCTAACGCAAAGAGTGATTGGTGGTTAAAGAACTTCTTGAGTGGATTAAGACTATCTAATCCATAAGTAGCATTAAACTCAGCACCAATGACTGTGGTCTCTTTATATTGTCCTTTCTTAGTATTTAAAAACATCAATGGATGACATTGACAAGTCTTTTTCTCTGTTGGGTATAACTTCTGAGTTGAACCATCTTCTACGCCGGAGGCATAGTGAGTTGGTGCTCCGTTTACATATTCCATTTTTTAGTTCCTTTTTTCTGTAATTAGCATTAAACGTGGCTAATACTCAGATAAAAAAATATCTGAGTATGCTTTTTATTTAAAAATAATTTGTTCTGATTCATTCTTTAACAAGAAAGAACCATTTGGTAGTTTTAATACTTTATCGATATGTTCGATTTCATTCTCAAACTCTGTTAATGTATCATCTTGTTTTGTGTAGACGTATATCTCACGTGTTGATTTTATAAACATCACTACCCCATTGTTACATGTGGTATGGAATGAGATATCCTTCCCACGAACATCGTCTTCATATGCTTTCAATGTTTGAAACATCTCAGTTCCATATTCATACTGTATAATGCCATCTGTTTCACCGCAGATATACAGGTACATACCGTCTGACGTAACGAATGTCTTATCTCCAGTATTTACAAAATCTGGAATCTCTGATAAGATATCGATAGACCCACCTGAAGAGACTGTTGAGACATAATAAACATCTGACTCTTTTGATATAGTATACATTGTATCATCAGCATTATTGTAGACAATATTAGAAAGTGCATCATTTACTTTCGTTTCAAACACCTTTGTTGCTCGATAGAGTGTTGGGTCGATTCTAAACTTTGTGAGAACTTTATCCCCATTCGTAGAGATATATACAAAGAGTACTTCAAACATACTGATTGTAGATACTTGTATTGGTAACCCAAAGTCAGGTTCATTCTCTAGTGTATATCCAGACTTGATGAAGTCAACATCACTATTCAGAAACTTAATAGAGAATGTATCCTTATCAATAGGGATAAAACACTTGTTGTTTAGTAGATGTGTATAGTCACCATCATTCTCTAAAATATCAAAGTCTGACTCCTGAAACGTACCATAAGAGTAGTCAATATCAAAGTATGGTGTAAATTGTTTAACTGTCTCTATTTGGTACTCTTCTCTTCTCTTCACACCATCTATATAACATTGTATCATCAACCGATATTGTTTACCGTATGAAAGATATTCTGCTGGTATTAAAAGCGATGTAGACTCATATGTGATACGTCTCTCATCAATGAGTTGTAGAGATACGAACTCGAACTCCTTGTCTGTTTTAAACCTAGGAATATATGGAAGCGATGGAACAACTACTTTATTGGTGAGTTCCATAGACTTACCTTTAATGTTTAGTGTTACGTATCCAGTACTAGACATCTGACCGTAAATAGATGTGTGTGTGACTTTGATTTCAATTCGCTGTGTATGTTCTGGTATATACTTGTTTTGTAATGTATAGGTATATTCTGTTGTATCAACAGCATCTATCACCATACCATCAGCGTATGCTATCACTGACATAAACTTAAATGGTGTGTAGATAGGTCTGATTGTTGTTGTCCCTATCTCTAAGTCACCTCCTGTTTGAATATTATTCTTTGTTATAGTTAGCATCGGTGACTCCACATACGAAGACGTATCTACTGGGTATGCGTCAAGTGCCTCTTCCGGCGTGATTGGAAGTAAAAGTGTCTCCTCTGTTGTATCATCGTCAAAGTTACGAACCGCTAAAAGAAAGTATGTTTCATCTTCTGGCACAACAAAATCTTCTGATAAAACATCTCTGTATTTCTCACTCTCTTCTTCAGACCAGACCGCATTAGATTTATCCTTTGTGTCTGATGTATCGAAGAGATACCACGAAGTTGTCTCGTGTGTCTTATCTCCGACATATTTTTTCATCATTATCAACATTGTCTATCCTTTCATCATTTTGATGGTATCTGATACAATATCAAAGAGTGCCATATAATCATCAACATCGCCATCTATCTCTTTAAGTGTCTCTATTTCTTGTGTTACATTATCAAAGTATTTGATAGCAATATAACTATCTCCTTTAATTCCGTATACAAAAACAACACCAGTGTGTGTAGGGTAGAGTCTGAGATAATCAACATCAGAGTCACTGTATGTGTATTGTGTATCACTATCCACACTGTTATAAAACTCGCCATTCTTGTTTGCAACAAAGAACGTTTCTCCAATTGGACTCACATGCGTAACATCTTCTATCGCATCGAAGTCGCCATCAATTTCACCAGACTCTCCGTTATAAGGTTTAATATATTTTACTACATCACCTTCTTTATAGTAGATTGTACGATTATAGATGACTACAAAAGCATCACTGGTCACGGTGTAATCTGACAGTAACGATAGACTGTTGTTATACTCACAATAAAGCAACTTCATCTCATCATCACTATTGACATACCCTATTAATACGTGGTTATCGCTGACATACATTGTAAACAACCCATTGTCGAATTTATCTAAGTAGAGAACATCCTCATAGACCAACGATACAGTATCATCAGACTGTTTGTAGATATCAATATAGTCATCACTGTTTTTATCCAAGAAATGACTTTCTCTCACGGCACGGATACTAAATGTATCTGGTGACGTCCCAGTTACTTCCACAACAGATGGCTTAATCATTTCATCTACATAGATAGCTCTTGGCTCTTTTGCTTGTATCTTTATCTTCACAATACCGTTATCCACACCATCTTTTTCCTCTATACAAACGTTAAAGAACTTCACGCCAGCAATATCCGTCGCACCAATAAATAGTGTATCAGAGAGTTCCATATCATCTGTGAGTCTCACACCACGCATATCTTCTAAATGATAAATCAAGTTTCCTGTATGATTATCGTTTGCCAGAACAGTTAACACACTATCTTCACCTCGATAGACAAACTGTTTATCCAGAGATACATCGATACTATCATCTACATAGACTTTAAGAGACCTACCCCATACATCTTCTATTGTATCTTGGAACTCATATCTCACTGAGAATACGAGTGTAGAACGTCTGTATGCCTCAGGTATTGGTATAGTAATTCCAAGTAGATTATCTTTATCATACATTCTACTATAAACGACGTTCCCATTTGCATCTTCTACTTGATAGCTTGTACTGGTATGTTCATAGGAGTCGAAATAGAATATTGGTCTGTTAATGTTTAGTGTTGCACCACCTCTATCTACACGAAGCGAACACGAAACAATTGGTGCATAGACAATCCCATTCACAAGCATCTTATTGTAATGCTTTGTTACAACGATAATATTCGTATGGTACTCTTTATCATCATCGCCATTTAAAATTGCCTTTACATATAAGATACTGTCCTCGTAGAAGTCATATTCGAATGTCTTCTCATAGATATCATCAGACTCTTCTTCTGTTGGAAGAGCCTCATCTGAGAAGTCTGCTTTCGTGCTATAATACCAATCTGCACTCTCTATGGATACACCGTCTGGTAATGGTATATCTGATACATTTACTGTCTTAATCATTTACTACTCCTCTATTGGAAATGTGAGTGGGAATTCATATGGGAATCCGGTATGCTGTGTACATTCAAATTCAAAGTCTTGTGTTTTCTCACCATTTATAGTTAGTGCAACCACAAGTTTACCAGAAGTAATCAACTCTGGGTCAATGTCGTTACCATCTTCATCTTTTAAAGACATACTGATATTCAATAAGTATGTCTCATTGTCTAGTGACTCAAAGTACTTCTCATACTCATCATCATCATTGAGTTTTCCATAAAACGTCCAATCTGTCTTTTCATGTTCTCCTTCTTGTACGTATACTTCTATCTCATTTATACTTGCTCTCATAATCCAACCTTATGTCTTTTCGATAACTCACTGATTCTCTCCTCTATGTTTAAACTCAAGATATCCGAATCTTTTAGCTTCGTCTTTAAAATCTTTAATCTATGATTTAACTTGTAAACAAGTACCCTGTCACCAGTCACTTCCATAGTGTCTAGAATGCTAGCCATCTCATCAATGAGCTTTTTACGTTTTGCTCTATCTTGCATATCCGCACGTTCATCTATCATCTCTTCATCTTTAATCACCACGCTACTTAATACCAAGTTTGGGTTGATACCATAATATTTTAAGTTCTTCGCACGTGTCAAGAACCAGTACGTCAACATATAAGCAAAGACGAGGTCATCGTGTTCACCACTTTTGTGGTCAATTCTACCATCTTTCACTTCTAGTTTAATCATTTGGTATACCAAGTTCCTATCGTGTGTTAAGTCACCAGTATACTTAATAGACTCCATCAGTACTTCGGAGTAAAGCATATTACGAGATGATTTACCTGCACCAGCTGTGACAAACCCAAACTTCTTTCTATGTTTAATGTAGAAAACTTCTGGATTGCGTTGACCATCGCCGTATAGTAGCTCTCTATATTCATTCTCCCTTGCTTTGTAATCATCTACTACCCAGTTAAAGACACGTTTGAAGATATTTTCTCCGGATGCACGGAAGAGTGACTCTAAGTGGTCTAATATGCCCATAGCTGACGAGTGTCGTTCTATCACTAAGATAGATTTCTTATACTTCATCATAAAGTTATACATGAACTCACCAAACGTACTGAGTGAGATATTGTTATACTTCCCTTTCCCTAACGTTTCTCCTGATAGTGGGCATCGTAGATGCATACCAATATCATCATCGCCAAATGCACTCGATGTATCTAGACCAATCACGAATGGTTTATTGCGATACTCGTCGCGTTTCTCGTCGCTTATATACCACTCTATTGTTAAGTTCTCTGGGGTTATCTCATTTGACTCTGAGTCACGAATAGAGTTCTCCAACCTCTTAATAATATTTTTATCTAGTGCAGATGTTACTTTACCCCTAGACCATATCAAAAGGTAGTCTGCGGCGGCACGTTCTCCTTTAGCCAATGCTGTTGCCATCTTATCTTTAACCCATTCATCGGTATACCCTAATTTCCTGTGGTTCATCTCTATGAGTGCAATACCAGCTTTTGATACTTTGCCAACAACATCATCAACTGCTTTCACATCTTCGCAATCAAAGAGTTCTTCTCTAAATGGGTATGCCTTTGAGTATATCTCATCGTAAACATATTCTCCAACAGGGTCGTCTAGAAAACCAGCTGTCGTATAGAACATAGTACCATATGGTTGTCCAGAATCTCTTGCTGAATCTCTCGCAGCACCCATTGATGGTAGTAGTGCAGATAACGTAATGCTAAGGTTTGAGATAAAACAAATCTCATCCACCCCAACTGTTGGTGCAGTAAGACCCCTACCTACTTTAAATGCACCTGTCTCTGTCATCTGTGCTACGTTTGTGTTAAAACTATTGCGTTTTGCATTAATGCTGATATATTCATTATTGTTGGAGTCTTTCTTGGAACGGAAGTTCATCCACGATGGTAATAAGTCAATAATCTTCTTTAGTACATCAATGTTCTCTACACGTAGCTTGTTATCTTTCGTTAAGAGTTCTATACTATAATTCTCAGAACCAAACATTATTATCCATACATAGAGTTGGTTTGTAGAGAGTGACTTTCCTGTTTGTCTAGCTTGTATCAGCAGTGTTGTCTTATGGTTAAAGTAACACCAATAGAGTGCCACATTGGCACGGTTGAGTCTAAACCTAACTGGTTCAATCGCACCTTTTGCTGGGACCCTAGCCACTTCCCTAAAATAGTACCATGGATTCTCACTCATCTCATCGTGAATCATGTCTCTAATGTGTCTAGGTAAGTCATTTGCTAGTGGGTCAATACCTTGTAGTTCTGGATTATGAAGTGCGAGTATAAACTGCCAATTCTTCACACCCATCTTCTCATATATGAATGCCGTCTTTAGTGCTTCGATATTTGTTGTTTTATAGTCAACAATCGCACCCTTATACTTCTTCCAATCTTTTTTAAATAGAATCATAATTATCCTTTTCTATGTCAATGAAGTCGATTCTGGCTTTAATGAGATTATAAAAAGGATGACTATGATAAAATTACCACAAGAGACTACGCTTGGCTCTCTTATTATGTATGATGAACACATGTTAAGGTCAGAGTTACTTGGTTCTGACTTAACTTATGGTGTGAGACCAAAGAGAGGTATCTCTATCATTACTGGAAGAAATGTAATAGAAAAGGAACTACCTGTTTTCCATTACCCCTATAAGATAGATGACAAGACAATTATTGACTTAAGACCTTACGTAAAAAATACTGAGAAGTTTGAGTTAGAAGAGATTATTAACTTACGACTATCTTTTGGCATACCGTTGCTTTCAGGAATACTTGTTGACAATAATGAGATTGATATGTTCAAACAGTTCTACATCAAAGTCATTCAGATACTCGTTGGTGGAAGATTGAAGAATGCACTCAATTTATCTATATCAGACAGTCTCGTACTCAATAACATCTTAGCTGTCTACGCTACTAATATGGTAACGGACTATGATAGAATTGATGCGTGTATCGGTGTAGCACAAATGAATACTATTGGTGAGAAGTTGCACGAGAATGATTTGAAGACGTATATCAATGGTGTCAATATGGACTCTATTGCGAAGGTCTGCGAAGTACTCTCGGGAATAGAAGATTGTTCTAAGACATTGCGAAGTGTGACTCAAGAGGTAGTAAACGATTCTGTTGGTGGTGTCGTGTTCGGAACACATAGATTGCCGTTACTCATTGGATTAGAGTCACCGTACACGCTCATACCTATTGTTTATACATACTTAAATAACCCATTGTATAAGAAGACAGGCATCGTATTCTCAGTAGGTACTTTTAAATCAGTATTAAAGGCGGATATGTTCAATAACCAAATGCTAAATTTGATGCGTGAGTATAAAGTAGACAAACTATTTTAAGAGTATGGTGCAACTGCACCATACTACTATTTTTTTCTATCTATATATTATTACTGTGCTACTAACTTGTAGTTAATCGTAAATTAAATTTATAAGGAAACCAAATGAAAAACATAGTAATAGTAGAAAAGAATCTAGATGGGATAACCATAGCAAGTATGTTCGAGGAGTGGGATAATTGTAGAGTACTCGTAAAGGGATTAGACAACATAGAGAACGCGTTGAAGAATTATCAGAGTATGTCTGTCTTTGTCATAGGGTCATACGACGAATCACTTGTGCGTTCTGTCGCATTTAACGAATGCGTAAACAACATTACAGTTATCACAGCGACGAAGCAAGTAAGTAAACTTCCAAGTGTTAACTATACGATAGTTGAAGACTCATATATTGGTGTAACGAAGAAAGTAACGAAGATAAAAGGGAGTAGATGCGAACGCATCTATACAGACTTCACACACGAAGGACTCTCACTCTTATCAACACTCATCACTCTTGAAGATGATACAACAGTGATAATGGGTGGAGGTGTTGAGTTCTTAACAGCTTCTCTTAGATACTTAAACACTATGGTCATCATGGGTATTGTACACACCATTCCTCCAGCGTGGGCAACAGCAAAGTACAACTCGTCAGATATACGGAGTGAAGACTATTGTAGAAGATTCATACGTGGTGCTTCGAATGGAGCAATTACAACGACAAAAGAGATAGATATGAACATCGCTAGAGAACTCTTATCAAATAGACATATCAATATGGTAAAAACTGATACACGCATGTTCTCATATCGTGAGAAGCACTGCATCATACTTGTTGGTGCATCGTGCAGTGGTAAGACAACTCTAGAGAACGCATTATCGAATGAACTGGATGCTATTCCAGTAAAGGTATTCTCCACAAGAGAGAAGAGAAGTGACGATGATACAACGTGGTGTGTTGAGAAAGATGTTATGGATAAGTTGCGTGTGACTTTACCATATACATTCGAGTCAACAGAAGATACAATCTATGGATATGGAGAACCTACTGGTGCTCTCTCTGTCGTATCATTTATATCTATGAAGCGAGCTATTGAGTTTAGTAAATCTATCAACATACAATCTAGCATATTCTTTCTAGATACAGATGAGAAAGACATTGAACGATGTTATAAACAACGAGGATTTACTGACAAAGAGATAGATGATAGAAAAAGAGCTTTGTTAGAGACGAACATTACTGGTGTAGAAAAAACATTGGTATACAGAACAACCGCTATTGAAACAATTAAAGAGAAAATTAAAGAGAAAAGGAAAATTGATGAAAGACTTCTATAAAGTAACATACGGAGACGACTTCTTAGTCTATGGAGATGGCGAGAACGAGGTACATTGTGAGAAAGGTGAAATTCTTCACCATGTGAAAGATGAGAACAAAACATTTGTTCTCTCAACTGAGCCTGGAGAACACATCTTACCATACACTGACTTGGGGTTCAAATGTGTGAGAAGTTACGAAGGTTGGAACTCTAAATTTAAAGAGTCTAAATATATGCTCTTTAGAAAGAGACCAAACGACGACCACAATGCTATGGTATTATCCGGGGATATCATTGCAGTGACCGAAGCACCAAAAGCAACAAAGCTCACAAAGTGTAGAGCATACTTAGGTGGCTCTGTTAGAGATGCTTATGTAGGACTAGATGGGGAGATACTGATTTATGGGTCTGACTCTGATGAAGCTATCTTTACTAGTAGGAGATATGGATACCAAGATATCGCTTTTGTGTTCGATAAGAAAGAGAAAATAAGAACACTTGACGGATTACTTATCATCAGTGATAAAGATGAAAAAGAACACACATTCTTTATCGTTGATGGAGAGCTGAAAAGAAAACTTAGTTTTTCTAAGTTGAACGAGGATACAGACATTGAGTTAAGAAAACTCAATGAGAGAAACTTAAAAATAAATGTTATGGAGATTAACTATGGACAGACTAAAGAGTAAAGATTATGTTGCATTCGCAGAGCTAGCAACTGTTATTGGTCTAAAATCAGTATATGCTGTACTAGACGATATTAAAGACGGAATGAATGTAGAAGAAGCGTATGAAGCTAACTTAGATGTCGGTAAACTATTGATGGATAAACTTACGGAAACAGTGATTGAGAAAGACTCTGTTCTTACAAAGATTTCTGTACATACAATGGTGAAGTCTATTGTGCATATCTATGATACGTTAACCATCGGAACAGATGTCGACAACAGTCACTTAGTCATTTGTAAAAAGCTACTCGGTCTTGATGAGACAATTAAGATACTCGATGAAGTTGAGGATGACGATAATGAACAATTGGTTGTTTTAGATAAGATGACGGAAGTACTGAAGTCTGACTTGGAAGAGAGTGAGTACCAAACACTCATAAATGGATTATCTGTAATCTATGATGAGTATTCGTTTAATTAGTATGTATGTGGGATATCCCACATACATACTCTCTCTTTTTCTTTCTTTGGAGGTTTCATGATAAAGGAGTCATTATGACATTAAATAAAGCGACGAAAGTGATATTAAGTACGGATTACGATGCAGACGGAATACTCTCTGCTGTTATAGGAATTAAATGTTTTAAACATTGTAGTATACCATTCGAACATATTATACTTAACAATAAGTATCCTCGTGGTGTGTCTAAACACACTATCGATATGACATTAGAAAAGACAGATAACAATGAATCATTTATCTTCCTTACTGCCGACCATGGAAGTAGCTCAGTTGATGCACTCGTATACTTACGAGAACAAAGAAAGAACGTATATATTGTTGTAACAGACCATCATATTATTCCAGATGAAGAAGCGTTAGAAGAAGTGTGTGATGAGATTTATAATCCATACTACTCAAAATGTAATTATGATAAAGGATTATCTGGTGCCGGTGTATTACGAGAATACTTGGAAGAGAAGATAGGTGATGACTATATTGAGAGATTGACACAGTACGTCGTGGTAGCAAACTTAGTGGACCAGATGCCTATGACAGGTAGGAACGTACCGTTGTATCACCACTATGTTGATGAACTCAAAGAGGATATCTTTATTAAACATATGCTAAAAGTATCTAGAAAGAAGAGAGTGCACGATAGATGGATTTCTATTAACCTAGGACCACTTATTAATTCGTCTCATAGATTGGGGAGACCAGAAGTCGCTGTGAGAGCCTTGTTAGGACATAAACAGTCTATGTGTGAATTAGACTTACTGAACAAAGAGCGTAAGAAGATGACAACGGAACTGATTGACTTCATCAAACCACAACTAAGAGCTAACAAGTCATTGGATACAATGTCTATTATCGTTATGCCATCGGACGCAATGTCTTCTCTAGCAGGGTTGGTTGCCGGTAGAATTGGTAATGACCTGAATAAGCCGACATTCGTATTAAAGAATAAAGATGGGTATCTGAATGGTTCTGCTCGTGCAATACAGCAACTGCCACTTTTAGACATCTACAAATACATTAATGACAATGCCCCGGGTACGATTGGTCATTATGGTGGACATAATATGGCAAATGGTGTCAGTATCAAATATACAAATGACGCAATCGATAACTTTATCACTCTTTTTAGCAAGTACTTAGAAGAGCATAATATAGAGTATAGTGACTCTGTGGAGAGCAGTAAGATAGATGCTTGTGATATAATGGAAGAGGTTGCATGGATTGAAGAGAACCGACCATTCGGAAATAGTAATCCATATCCCACTTATGAGATACATGACCTAGAAGTAATGAAAGTACACTACTACTCCTCTATGACAAAGATTACTGTTACAGACGGCAAACAAGAGTTCACTGTATTATACTTTAAGAAGAATGAAATCGACGAGTCGTTACCAATCATCGTTACAGGAAC